TTGCCTACAGCACCTGCACCTGTACCTATAGCTCCTGCTAATAGACCAGTACCGCCAACTATCGCATCTTTAGCAACGCCTACTCCTTCTTTTGCTAGTCCATAGGTTCCTGCTATACCTTTACCAACCATTTTAGTAGTGTCACTGTTCCTAAAATCTTCTAAACCAGCTCTTGTAGCACCTACTCTGTGCTTTCCACCTTCTATATCGTAATTGTCACGATACTCATTCATACCTTGTGAGATTCTAGCTTTCCCAACTTGTTCTCTTGATTGCCACTGGGGGTTCTGAGTCCCATCATCAAGTAGTTCTGTCATATTTTTATTAGCCGCATTAAACTCTTTGTTGCTTGTGCCTAAATTTTCCCAATCCCCAATTTGTTTCAGTCCTTCTTCGGATTGACTATACTCCATTGCACCCGCATCTCTAGCCGCACTTTCATCCTTATGGTAGTCAGTATCACCTGCTTGCTGTTTCATTTCTGATACGCCTTCTTGAATACCCTCACCAAGTTTACCAAGGCTCCCTTTAATATTGTCAACTTTATCGCCAAAGTTGCCTCCTTCTAAAGAGTCATACCCTTTTTTTAAAGCCCCCATACCAATAGAAGCCGCTAAGCCACCAAGAAAGTAATGTTGTTTGCCATCCGCCCCTACTGAGCCACCATTCTGGTAGCCATCATAAGCTATATGGTGGTCCATATTATCATAAGCCATTCCACCTTCTTGAATATCAGTACCAACTTCACCACCTCTTTGACCAAGTCCCGGTATCATACCAATAGCACTACCTAGTAGATTAGCACCAAACTGTGCCCCTTGAGTATCTGCCTGAGCATTAGCCTGTCTTTGGTTATTTACCATTTGAAATTTCTGATTCTGCATCTGCCCTTGGTTTGCTAGGACACCAGAAAGCATACTGGCACCTTGTCCCTGTGCCCCCTGTAAGTACTGATTAAAGGCGTTATTAGAGCCAGCTAAGGATTGATTCGCAGTAGACGCTGTTTGAGCCGCAAGAGCACCTGCTGGAGCTCCTCCAGCCATAGCCGCATTTCTACCAGCCATCCGTGATGATTGAGCCGCCGCATCTGCACCTTGTTGATTCATCATAGAACGCTGATTCTGATTCTGCTGAGAATTTGGGTCCATCATACCCTCTGCATACTCGCTTATCTTATCATAGCCTGCATTAACCCCTTGCATAGAAGTATCGTACTCATTCCCTAATTGATTTGGGTCATACTTCTGATTTGCACCAGATGCTTTATCCCACCAACCGCCGACTTTTTTACTTAACCAACTCATATTGTCACCTTTATCATTTCTTGTCTCTTAATATAAACCCACTTGATGATGAGTTATCACTACGGACCCACCCATCTTCTGTTTTAAATTCTAAGTACCAATCTTTTTTATCTTTTACAAACCTCATAGAACCTAGACTTCCAGCACTTTGTCGTTCTTCTACAGCACCTACAGCAGTATCCACCTTATCAGCAATAGCTTCAACAGTCTTTTGTAAATCAGCAGATTCTCGGTTAGTTCCATCCTCAGAATACGGATTCATCCTCGAACCTACACTTCTTGTTACTTTTCTATTCTGTACTTTTTCTGGCATTATCTAGGACTCTTTGGTTTATAAACTAATCCAAGACTTTTTGCTAACACATTACTATTGCTCTGGTCATTATCACCTGTTATTTTTACTTGAATCCACCTAAGTGTTGAATCTGAACTAGCTACTTTTAGAGCATTACCTCCAGTAGAAGTTCCAAAATACCTTGAGCTTATATCTGTCCCAGTTTGCCAAGATGAGTTATTATCATTAGTCTTGTAACTTAGTCCAGTCTTACTCTTAGAAGTAGAATCTACCTTGATAGACTTAAATTTTTTCCTTACAGTACCCTGTCCAAAGGATAACTTTTTACTTTGGAATTCCCAATCCCTCTTATTAGAACCACCTAGATGTTTAGATATCCTACCATTCTCCATTAATAAAATACAATGTCCATCGCTACCTTGTACAGTATCGTATACTCTAAAATCTGTTTCCCATAAATCCCATCTACTAGTGGCAATGTAATAACTCCATACTCGATTATCCGAACCATCTTTAAAATATATTAAGTAGCAATGTCTATTCGAATCATACCCAGAAACAGCCGAAGCTTTTACGTTATCTGATAATACAGCCCAACCCTTAGTCTCTTGTTTTAAAATAGGAGTTCCTATTTTTCTTATCTGCGGAGAAGCCATATAAATATTATTTTGGTCAAACCAATATAGCCCGCTAGGTGTATTTTGTATAGCCTTCGGTCCTACGCAACCTACTCCGTTTATCTCGTCTTCGACAATAAGTGTTTCAGGATTAATAATGGCAGTCTTATTAGAACCAAATACATATAGTTTACCCATAAATCCAGCTATTGCTTTAGGAATAAAATCTACTGGTGTAAAATCTTTAGACCAATCAAAAATACTAAACTTACCGGCTTGAGACCTAAAAATAAAGTTCTCAGCAGAATCGAACTTAGAGTGTTCGCAATTACCTATAAACATATATCCATTTACAGAAGCACAAACAGAGTACTTCATATGTAAGTTACTAAGAGTCTCAGCTATACCATTTATAGCACCATAAGAACCAGCAGATGTTCCAGTATCGTATACAGTATATGTAAAATTAGCAGAACTATCTTGACTAAACGAAACTAATGGAATCTCTTCGATAAAGCGATATAATCCAGCAGGACTTACTGATAGTTCTATTGGGTCATCAGCTCTATATATTACAATACTAGCAACTCTATCCGGCGGTATCCAAGCTCCATCAATGGTGATTGTAAATTTTAGAGCATATTCAAAATCAGCCGTCTGACTAAATGATTTAGTTACAGATAGAAGAGTACTCTCTTGGTAGCCGTCATATACTATAGCCATTCTATAAAAACTTTTCTTAGTTGCTCCACCTTCCCAAGCATCTACAGTATGTTGAGTTACATTACCAAAGGTAACCCACCCACCACTATTGCCTAATAAGTTAGTCAGTGTAGTATTATTAGTTGCGTGCATTTGGACTTCACTGATACGAGGTGTATTTCCACTAGTCTGACCTTCGTCCGGTCCTTGCATTACTAATTGACGATGTGTAGAGCTAGGATAACCACTACTTATTGTCATACCATAATCAGTATCACCAAGTTGCGATCTTTTCGAATCTTCTGAATCAGAACACTCTAACCTAGATATTACAAAAGGAGGCTGAGATACGCTAGCCCATTCTCCGTTAATAGCATTAGCTCTTGTATACATAGTGCCGGAAATATTGGGATAAATCCAACCTCCCTCAGCATCCCAAAGTTCGTCACCGCCTGTAGAATATGGTGTATTAAATGTATATATTCTTGAATAAACTCCACCTACAGCATATGGTCTAGGAGTTATAAATCCATACCTTAAACCATTTGTATCTATATCTCCAATAAAATTGTGTTTCATACCACTTCCTGCGTCTTTACAAAAATTTGGTCTATTATTAGGTGGAAAATCAATATTGTCAACCAATCTTTCACTGAAAGCATCAAGGAACCACGTAAAATGTTGGGCGGCACCACCGCCACTATCCATCTCATAATGTGTTTGAAACATAGAGTCATTAACCCAGTCCATAAAATGAAAAAGTTTAGGACCTTTTGTTACTGATGTAGCAAGTGCACTTATTTGAAATGTTGTCCAAGATACCGCAAGAATCTTACCAGCACTGTCTTGCCAAAACGGACCTTGCCACCAATTTACACTTAGGTCATAATCGTTCTCGACTATGTCTGCATCATCATACCATTCCGATAAGTCACCTGTTTCTTCGTAGTCCGTATGTGCGGCTATCTTAGCTGTGAAATGAAACATAGGGTTTTCGCCATTACTGGAGTATCCAGAAAAGTCTAAAGAAATATCCTGTATTGCACTAATATGTGCCAATGAACCGTTCGTAGCAGTTACAAATTGTCTGGTGGTATTCTTCCTCTCAGCAGAAACCTCGGGGACGCCGTCTTCTTCTTGTTCATAACCCTCCCATTCAAAATTTTGCTTAACCCTCCTGCTAACAAAACGATGACCGCCATAGGCATTTTCACTAGTATAATCTAAACCCGGAGAGATATTGTCATAGGTTGTAATGCTATCGATTTCATCAAAATTTAGAGATTTAAATAAACAAGTATTGTTAATTTCCTCTATCCCAGACATTTGTGAAGCAAAAATTATATGATATTTATTACCAACCGTTTCCCGGTCAAAATTTGTACTCACGATAAGAAAGTCTGTGAATAATGATACATTTGTATTGTTGGTTGGTGCTTTTATATTTACTCTCCTATCAAGGTTAGCACCTTGACCTACTCCAGCCCCAGAAAATGGGATACTCCAACACTCTATTGTATTACAATAACCCTCTTGTTGTGATTCTGTCATAACAGCAACACCATTAATAACATTCGAAGTGCCTGTTCCTGTGCTAACACTAGCGTCTGGTCTAATACGAATAGCTGGTTGACCTAAAGTAAATATATAAACTTTTGAATCATCCTTGTTCCAAATATATAGCTTTGACTCACCGTATATAATCCCAACTACTATATTGCCAGCCCCCTGTGTAGAGGCGTCACCTCTAAGGAATACAAAGTCATTCATTGCCTTAGCATCAAATGATTCTGAATCTATTTGTTCGTATGCTTTGTCTTCTATAAGTGCAAATGTGTCTCCAAGTCCATCGAATCCAAGATTCTTAGTATATCCAATAAATCTTGGAGATTTCGTTCTACCAGCCGCAACGTATATCTCTTTATTTCTATGACAGGTATCAATAGCTGGAAGAGCACCTAATCCTAAATTTGTTTGGGTAACGGTAGGAGTATTTTCAAAATCTTCTATAAGAGCAACCTTACCAGTAGTGTCGCTTATAGCTATTAAGTCTTTCTTATCGCTCCGTTCAATTATCTCTAAAGTATTATAACCAGAATCTGTTGATGGGTTTAATTGCAATACTGCATACTGAGTCCAGCTCCATTTATCTCCGGTATTATAATAAGATTTAGTAGGTCTAGTAAACTTAACTTTGACACCTGTACCACCAAGTGGTATAGTAGTAGCCACAGCCCAATTTGCCGTCGTGTAGTGTCCGGGTGTGACTTCTAATGTTTGACCAGACTTTGTACCAGTTGGTACAATAGCAATTCCATCCGCATCAGTCATTTCAAAATGTGTTGTATCAGTAACAACTCCAACTCTTGCACCAACGGGGATAGCGGCTCCAGTAAACGGCATCCCAGTAACTAGTGTAGGATTTGAAGCACCAGAAGCAGTGTGAGTTATAGTTGACGCTTGCGGGGAATATCCAGCCCCAGTGAGATTATGTACAGATGTGCTAGACCAAACTCCGTTTACTTTATACCTCCAAACTAGGGTATCGAGATTGTTAATATAGATTTCATAATCAGAATCTCCCGCACCAGTAAAGGTACCAGAGATTTCAAAATAGCTTTTATTCCAATTCGCCATTATTTATCCTGACTCGTCTGGTGGGTCATACTGTTCACCTACACCCGGGGTTCCAACCGCAGTAAAAGTTGAATCACCTTGGGAATAAGTGATACTACTTACATTAACAGTAAATCCAGATACTTTTAAAGCGGCATCGTCTGGTATCCCTCCTATAGAACCCTCTGTTAGTGGGTCTACATTTAGACTGTAAGTAGCCGCATCATCTGGGATATCTAAAGCATCACTAGGATTACTTACGATACCCTTAGTAAAGGTTTTTATTTCAAAATTCTGTTTAGGCATTATTTATTCCCGTTTAAAACCTCGCCCCATAAGCTAGTAACACCATCAATAATATTAACAATGTGTACTGTGAACCTGTCATCTGTATAGTAATCAACGACTGCAAAAGCGTGTGCCCAATTAGTCTTCCTATTTTTAAGCCATTCATTTTTCTCATCACTCATATCTTTTAAGCATCCCAAAGACCAAGCTGACTTCGGTCCATCCATATGGGTAACACTTGATTGCTGTAAATCGTGCCAATGCCCGTACATTATGTTCACACCAAGCTTTAATAAGTGGTTCCTTGCGTGATACATACCTCCGTAATGATTTCCGTGATAAAACCATAAGTCGCCTATCTTAAGATATTTCCCATTAGGATAATACTCATAACCCCTCTGCTTAAGAAGAAGAGCATCTTCCACATTAAGTCCTTGGAGATATGGATTATCATTAGCAAAGTAGTTAAGCCATTGGTCGTGGTTTCCTTCACAGAAATATCTATCCTTTACTTTTACGGCATTAAGTGCATCATCAATTAAGTCCATCCCCTCATTAACAGCCTTAATATCTTCATAAACCCTTGGGAGTACATACTCCAGAGGTGGTTTAGTCTTATTCTTCCACTGGTGATGTGAAACTGAACTAAATTCACCGGTGTCCCCGAGGTCGACATAGAAATCGGGTTTAATAATCTTAATAGCTTTTAGTACAACATTTATTGCAGGTGCGTCGTGTAACGGAAAATGCTTATCTGGTGTAATGATTCCACGCCTAACTACGCCTTTATCTAATTCGGTAATTGTTCCCATATATTTGCCAGCCCTTCAAGGTCGACGTATAAGTCGACGGTTTTTTCTAAGTACTTGATTGTTGTTGTCTGAGTGTATCTTAACATTCTCTCAGCACACATACTGCATTCCCAAAATAAGGGTCCGTCTTTAGCTCCAAGTATCTCTACTCCTTGAATCTCATCTCCACAGCAGTATGGGCACAATTCTGGAGCCTCCTTCCTCCATCTCTTTGTCCCTTTGAAAGCAAGCTTATTGAAGATATCCTTTCCACTCGCTAAGTTGAAATCAACTGTATCGTACACTATGTTTTTTTTGCTCTTCTGTACCATCCGTACCAATATTTCTCTAGAGTAGGCTTACGAGAAACCAAATCAGCATAATATTTAATTCGGTAACTACGTAGTCTCTCTGGTTCAAGATTAGACTTCTTTAGATTCCTTATTGTATTCGGTCCTATTCCTCCATCAACAGTTGTAGGAATACCTTTACCATTCAAGGCAGATTGTAGAATTTTCACAGCTCTACTTTTGCCTACATTTACAACCATATCGAAATAAATAAGTTGTAACCCACTAGGGACACTAGAGACCTTACCTTTATTCCAGTAATCTCTCTTATAGATGTCCATTGCTTCACCAATAGTCAACTCCTTAATATTTAGTTCAGGATATTGACGTTTGGTTATACCAAACTTAGTTTCACCACCGGGGTCATCTTTGTCATTTACATATCCACCTTCGTGGTCTAAAACGACTCCACAGCATTCAGTAAAGCCCATTACTTGCCTTTAAAGACACCTTCCATTAGGTCAGTTACTACGTCCACAACCTTCTCAAAGAGTAGTTGCTCTTTCTCTTCAGAGACGAAAGGGATATTAATCTTTTCGTTTATCTTGGTGGCTATCGCATCAGCAAACTCATCAGATGCAATAAAGCCCATTGCTTCATCCTGCATCTTATCAGCCTGAGCTTGTGCCATATCCATCAGCATTTTCTTAAAGTCCATTTAAGACTCCTTTATCTTTTTTGTTTTCAAATATAAGTAATAAATCTGTGCTACAAACATTATACACATTAATACCCCAGAAATAACTTCGGTGTAGTATACTGCTCCTAGACTTGTACTGATTGCACTTACTTTTAAACTATCCATATTAATGATTTTTCCCGTTAACTCTGCTTAGACTACCTTTTATTTCAGATACTTGGTTGTCTAAATCGTTTATTTCTTTATTTAAGGCATCAAACTTCCTGTCTAATTTATCATCACTGGCATTCCACCTGCCAATCAATTTAATTATCATACCTTCCATATTCTCAAGAGTTTCCGATTGACCCTTGTTCTCTATTTTTAAATCTTCTAATGTTTCCTGTTGAGCAGAAGCTTTGTTCGACATCTGTACCACCAGATAAACAAACATTGCTCCCACGACGCCTATCATTCCAGCTTCGCCGTATACCGCAATAAAATCCATTCTTCATATTCCGCTAATTATTGTTCCTGAATTATTACTCATCTTCATTTGGTGGATTAGGTCTACCAACAAGTTCTAATAGAATAGCCATAGCTTCTTTTATAGCTATAATATCATAACTTTTCCCCTCAACAAATTTTAGAGATTTCTCAACCTCATCTTTCCAATGCTTTATCTCAATCTCTAGTTCAGATTTTGTCATACTAATCCTTGTTTAATCATACTTTTTAGTGATTACAATCACGTAATCTATTTAATCTGTGTTATGATACCGTCTACAACTGTAATTGTCTTTGTAGCACCTTTAGTACTTGTCAAGAATGTTGCAGTTGTATCTAGGGTACCTGAACCATCTGCACCCGTTGCACCTGTTGCACCTGTAGCACCTGTAGGACCTGCGGCTCCTGTTGCTCCCGCACTTCCAGTAGCACCTATTGAACCTTGTGGACCAGTACTTCCTGTTGCCCCCGCTGAACCTGTATTCCCTTTCGCACCAGCCGCTCCAGTTGCACCTTGAGAACCTGTAGCCCCTGTGGGTCCAGCAACAGTACTATTTGCACCCGTTGCTCCCGTAGGTCCCGCAACCGTGCTATTCGCACCAGTAGCACCTTGAGAACCAGTACTTCCAGTATCCCCTTTATTGCCCTTAGCTCCAGCACTTCCAGCTGAACCTGTGTCGCCTTTTGCTCCAGCACTGCCTGTAGCTCCTGTAGGTCCTGCTACTGTACTATTGGCTCCTGTGGCTCCAGTTGCCCCTTGGGCTCCTGTGTTTCCTTTAGCTCCTGCACTACCTGTTGCTCCTTGAGCACCTGTCGCTCCTTGAGCTCCAGTTGCACCAGTAGGTCCTGCGACCGTACTATTTGCTCCTGTCGCTCCAGCACTACCTGTATTACCAATATTTCCTTTAGCTCCTACGGCTCCTGTAGCTCCCTGTGCTCCCGTAGGACCTGTAGAACCAGTATCACCCTTAGCACCAGCAGAACCATTACTTCCATTTGAGCCATCTGTACCATTAGAACCTGCATTTCCAGTATTCCCTTTTGCCCCAGCACTTCCTGTGGCTCCAGTATTCCCTTTAGCTCCTTGAGCACCTGTTGCTCCATTATTACCATTCGAACCTGCTGGACCAGTTGCTCCTGTAGCTCCTGATGAACCAGTCGAACCAGTATCACCTTTAACACTTAGTTCAGTGAAGTAAGTATCATTTGTGGGTGCATTACCAGTACTGTTTTTAATACAAATATAAGAAGAGCCGCTATAATAAACTGAATCATCTACTGTATAGGCAGTAGAACCACTATAAGTACCTCTCCAAACTAAACCTTCTGGTCCCGTTGACCCTGTTGGTCCTGTAGGACCTGTTGGACCTGTGCTACCAGTTGGACCAGTTCCTCCTGTTCCACCTGTAGCTCCGGCACTACCCGTAGAACCTTTAGCTCCAGTAGCCCCTTGAGCTCCAGTAGCTCCTGTAGCTCCTACTGAATCCCATTTTTCAGATTCAGCAGTACCAAAAGCATTATACAACATTCTATAAACGTGCTGTACATCATCGTGAAGTTTATTGAAGTCTGCTCTAAGTTCTTCTATTACATTAATAAGATTGTGCGTTATAGGGTCTTGTGTGCTAGTAATCTGAACATCGCTCTCATTATAAAGGTGTGCAAGCTTTGATTGCGTCTTATATGAAGTTGGCTTCGATGTTAAGTTTACTAATGAATTATTAGATAATTTTTCTTTAGACACATCTATACCTATGTTGGTTCTATTGTTATGTAGCCACCATACAATCTATGAGAAGTAGAGGATGGTGCCCATCTTAAAATTATATATCTACCTGAGGAAGTGTACGCTACTGCTGAAGAATAAAACGTGTAGTCGTTGTTTGTATAAACAGTAGTTGGTGGTTGACAGGATGTAGCTGTAGCTGTAGTTACATCACTATAATAAGCACCAATACTTACACTACCTGTACCATTAAGCCTGAATGTTACTGCTTTATATCCCTCTGGGATTGGAATATTAACATAAGCCTCTAATGCTGATGTCATAGGCTTTAATTCACCACCATTATCTACTAGTGCTACATTGTAATAACTGTTATCATCATTTACTATAAAATCTGCTGGAGTAACAAATATTTTGTCATTTGAATGCCACCCCCCTATAAGAGGGTTTTGTTTTACTCCTACGTTTATACCTTTCTTTACTGCTAATGACCCCCCTGTAGTAAGAGACATAGCACCATCAGAAGCACTATCACTTACGTCTCTCCATAAGAATCCTCTGTCACCATCATTATTCATAGTAAAGGTCATTGCGTAATCATTGAGGGAACCAAAGGTACAAGCTGATTTCATCCCTATTGTATAATTACTGTTTTCCCAGACTCTAATCTTATCATACGCATCTGTATCATTACTGTTAAGGATACCACCAACCGTAATATTGCCTGAAGTTTGTAATGTCCCATCGGTAGTGTTTTTAAAACCAACGCCTATCCCGCCATTCTTTACATATAAACCTTTATTAGTACCATCAGAACCTATAATAACTCCATTAAATGCAGTCTTATCATTAGCCCAGAAACCCATTCTACCAGAAGCATCCAATGAAAAATCTCTTTCGAAATACGGTGAGGTGTTGTCGTACATATGGGCGTGATGGATTCCAAACTGGTCGTTATAAGCAATCGGTTGATTAGCAGAGCCTACATAGGTTGTAGTAGTTGAACCTGTAATAAACAAGATTCTGCCTGAGTTTCCTGTACCACCTCTTCTTATATACATAGTTGACGAACCTAGTGGACTAGTCCCCCCTAAGTCAAATTGTGGGTTAGCTCCATTAACTTCTACTCTAGCAGTACCAGTACTGTCGCCCGCCAGTATTATCTCAGAATCTCCACTTGCGTCTTGATTAATAGTAAAACTACCCTTAGAGCTTACTTCTCCAGTAGCGGCAACAGTAAATTCATCTCCGGCAATAGCCAGTGCTCCACTGCTTGATACGGCAAAAGGATACACACCACCAACTGTGGTACCAATACTTAGTGTACCACCAACCATAGTAATGGATGCGTTACCATCTACAGCAGATTTAGCTGATGTTCCAGAAGCGGCACCTGACTTTATAGTTGCGGCACTTGCCCCATTAACAGTACCTGTTACATCACCAGTAAAAGTACCAGCAAGAATAGTAGCACGTGATTCGTTAGCCACATTGCCAAGACCTACATCCGAAGATGTTACTCCACCACGCATTGTGGCGGCAGAATAGTTAGGTACGTTTCCTAATCCTACATCACTTGCAGACACTCCAGCTCTCATTGTAGCCGCAGAGTAATTAGGGACATTCCCTAACCCTACATTAGCGGCGGTAGTTCCACTTCTTATAGTAGAAGTAGAATCCTGATTAGATGTGGTACCTTTAGCCGCACCAGATTTAATTGTGGCTACTGCAACGCCATCAACAGTACCTGTGACGTTCCCAGCAAAAGCTGAATCAGCTCGTTGTAATTGTTTCCAAACTTTAGCCATCTTGGGCTACTATAGATTCTTCTTCTGTTTCAACCCACTCAGGGTCTGCTTCAGCCGCTTCAATAAAAGCCTTATCGAATTTCTTGTACATTTCATAAACCCACATTCCATCCTTTACCCCGACATTAACTTTTTCTAGTAAATTGCAAACTGCCTGCAATTCTTGTGTTGTGCATTTAACCTGTTTTAACTTCACTACCTTCCTCCTTTAACTGGTTCTTAATGAACCTTAATTTTAATAATAGAGCAGTTGCCTCCTCTATCTCTCTCCCCCTGAACTGTTTATCAAGTAGTGTCGTATAGAGATACTCTACATCACTATAGGTTAACCGAGACAGTTGTTTCTGTAAATCAATGACTATTTCATTCTCTATATCAGGTTTATTTCTGTCAATTTTTAATTTTGCCTCGACATCCTGCCAGAAAGTCATCCGGATTTGCCAGCATCTACTACTTTTGTAGTACCATCTGGCTGTTTAACCTTAAAAGCATAATCATAACCCGCTATGTCAGCGTTCATCTTATGATAGTCAATGAATGGTTTTAGGTCCAATTCTAAATCGCTTATTGTATGTACTGAACTCTTAGGAGAGGTTATCTCTTTTTTACTAGAGTCCCATACAGACATATAGTCATCCACATCTAATTTAGAACATTGTTCCTTTTCCCATTCTGCGTCTGTCCAAACTTCACAAGCTACCTCAGTCTCTTGGTCCATCCCCATATCGTTTTGCATAAGCCAAACTCTACGGCTACCGTATTTAACTGTTCCCTCAGCATTTGAAGCAATATAATCATACTCATCTGGGACATACCCCTTTTCTAGGAGACTATCTTTCAAAGATGAATAGTCATACTCAGCTCCAAAAAGCTTTACACCTACCCCTAGGTGTCCACTAACAGGGACACCATTGGATAGGTTTTTTAGTTTAAATTGCTGAATAGACTTAGCCATTAGATGTCCTGTATTACATAGAGTTGCCCACTATATATACCCTGTACACCAACATCGTCCGTAGGAGCTGTTGCTGGGTTAGCTATAGTTAACGGTTTAATCCCTTTTGTCGCAATAGAGGTTACTAATGTACTCGATAGAGTAGCATTGTTAGCAAGTGAACTTGATATTTTTGTAAGCGTATCTAGAACACCCGGTGAAGCACCAACAATGTTAGTAGTAGCAGTTGATACTGCGGCGGCTTTAGTCTCCGCTAGAGTTGAGCCGGCAAACGTACCTGTGAGATTATTACTCATAATAGTTGCTATAGAAGCATCAGCTACGTTGGTAAGACCAACATTAGCTTTAGTCACTCCAGCTCTCATAGTTGCAGTACTAATGTTACTTACACTACCTAATCCAACGTGAGTCGCACTTACACCAGCAACCGTACCAGTGAAGGTAGGGGATGCAGTTGGAGCTTTTGTAGCGATAGATGTTGCTTGTGCTGTTGATACGGGTTTCCCTGCATCTGATGTATTATCAACACTGCCTAATCCGACATTACCCTTAGTTACGCCTTCCCTCATAGCCGTAGTAGTAATGTTACTTACACTGCCAAGTCCTACGTGAGTTGCACTAACTCCAGCTACTGTACCCGTGAAAGTGGGACTAGCTATAGATGCTTTTAATGCGATAGATGTTGCCGATGCCGTAGAAACAGGCTTAGCGGCATCTGAAGTATTATCTACATTCGCAAGTCCAACGTGTGTCTTGCTTACACCTGCTACTGTACCAGTAAATGTTGGAGATGCGATACTAGCTTTTAAAGCGATAGATGTTGCTTGTGCACTAGATACCGGTTTAGAACTATCTGCGGTATTATCAACACTACCAAGTCCTACGTGACTTTTGGTAACACCACCGACAGTACCGGTAAAGGTAGGGCTCGCTGTTGGTGCCTTAGTCGCAATAGAGGTAGCCTGAGCAGATGAAACTGGTTTAGCCGAATCGGCAGTGTTATCTACACTTCCGAGTCCAACGTGACTTTTAGTTACCCCGCCTACAGTTCCCGTGAATGTGGGGCTTGCTATAGATGCTTTTAGACCTATTGATGTTGCTTGTGCTGTTGATACAGGTTTGTTAGCATCACTTGTATTGCTAACATTTCCTAATCCTACGTGAGCCGCATCTACTTCTGAGTTTTTTAATGCGTCAGCCGCATTTGCGGCTTTTAATACGTTACCTGTAAATGCCGCATCGGTAACGACTTTTGCTGTTGTTCCAGCCGATGCCCCAGATTTAATAGTGGCTACAGCTACATTGTCTACCTTTCCGGTAACATTGCCTGTATAGTCACTATCTGCTCTCTGGAGTTTTTTCCAGACTTTTGCCATAGCCTTATTCTCCTATTCTTCCACAGAGACCATCAAAGTGTCATTTGAACTATTATAATAAATAGTTCCTTCGGCATTATTCGTTGGTGCTGAGGTCATTGGTTTAAGATGCACTGCTCCCTGATAGTCTACAGAGAACACTTCTGTGCTGTTATTTAATATCTGAAACAAATCACCAGAACTTACAGTTCCAGAGGTTTGATGCTTCAAAAGATTGCCAGTGACAAGTGAAGAACCGACAGGTACTTCTACGTCTGCGGTTCCATTGTCCCTGTAAAATTTGCTGTCTGCTGTATTAAACCAGACTAACTTTGTATATACGTCCTTTATCTTATTCGGACTACTTAATGTTCCTGCCATTATGGTACCCTTGTATATGTTGGTGCTGTTGGCGGTGTAACCTGACTCATAACAACCGCAGTCGGGAATTTCACTCTTACTGAACTTACTGGAACCCCTTTTGGAATCTTAGTAAATAACATTACTAAGGTGTTATCAAAAGCTACTCCAAGCTGATTAAAGTACCACTGTACCTTATCAAAGTTAAGATTTCCTATTCCGTCACCTAGAGCCATTAGAAATCCTGTGTTCTGATTGCGATTGGAGAACCATCTCTTCCTCGATAAGCATACTTTTTACATTCTTTTACACCAATTTCATATTTTTGTAAGAAGTAAGATGCTAATTGAATTGTTTCTACCCGTCTCTCATATCCATTAGCTATAACCCTAGAGACTAGGGCTTCGTGAAATTGTTCTGGTATCTCAGCCTCTTGACTCAGCATATTAGCTTCTAACATTGCTGGAGGAGTTGTATTACTTAGGGCAACATCTAGATATGTATCTTCAGCAGAAAAACCATCTCGTTCTGGATTCTCGCCTGTTATTAAAAATTTATCAGGTCGTTGTATATAGAATAAGGTTATCGTCTTAGCTACTGACGGAGATGTTACTTTATCAAGAGAAGAGTCATAATATCCTATCATAACAGAGTCTCTCTCGACCCACCATAACCATTGGCTAATACTTAAAGATTGCTTTTCCACTATGTTAAATCCCTTTCAAGCGGTCTACCAAGTAGTTTTTTAATCGTTTTACCATCGTAATCTACGGCTTTTATCTTTATGATATGCTTCTTTAATTTATATACTCTTTGGTTTACGATAGTTTCAAACTGGTCAGCAGATTCAACAATATCTGTTTTAAACCCCATATCGTTCATAGCGTCGTTTAAAGACTTAACTATCTCAGTAACTCCCATATCTGGATGATGTTGTTGTACCCGTTCTACCATTTCTTGTAATTTCATATGGTCTTCTCCTGAGGATTCTCGGGTGTCATTGATGCCTTAAAAGATTGTATGAACTCTTGTTTCTTACCGGTTATTACTTGTAACTGTTGAGTAAGCCATTGATAATCAGTAGATATCTTCTGTATAAGAGTAGTATAAGAACTCATCTTTTTACCAAGATTTGTTGAGTATTCTTGTAAAATATTTTGTTTTTTCTGCAATGCGTCTTGTAACTCTGCCTGATACTCTGATATATCTAGACCAATTCTTTGAGCTTCCTTCTGTATCTCAGAAGTATATCTTGTCATTTCATTATTAAATACCTGTACCTTATTACCTAATTGAGACTGGTGTTCAGAAAGAATAGTGTTAGCCCTGTTTAATTCTTGTGCGGCTACAGAAAGTGTTGAACCAACCATATCCTCATCTTCGTCTAGTAACCAATATTGGGCACTCTGATTTTCTTCACCACCACCCATACTTGACTCATCTATCATAGCCTGTGCCTTGCTCAATGGGTCCCCTATCTCATTAGATGGAAAAGTAACAGTGGTAAAAGTTGGCATTGTAATAGTTTGACTAAAATTAGTTGGCAATCCCTGTGTAAGACCCGTAATACTAAGGTCAACATCACCTATCTTATCGAAGACAGTGGTATCGTCTAAGTCAGTAGGTAATTGTAGAGTCATATCCCCTAACTTTTCAATAAGACATAGCTCAGATGCGTGTAAAACGACAAGTTCTTTCCACCCTGATGGGAAGTTCTCTTCTCCAGTAGAAGTAGTTGTGCCGAATACTAAATCATTATCTACTATAGTCTCACTTGTATCATTAATAGTTTTACCATCTCCTGATGATATACAATATATAATCGCTTGTTCGGAACTACTTGAATCTGGATAAATCCGTAAGACCCCTTCAAAGTCTGTTATATAAACAGGGCTTATAGCTAAAGCCCTATAGATACTAGACGTATCAGATACTTTATGCTTATTATCGGCTGAAGATGGTTCGGCTATATAGCCATTTCTTTCTACCTTTAGTATCTCGAAAATATTTAATGCACCTAAGTCCATTCCATCTTTTATAACAGCAGTTACAGCAAAAGTAGCTCCACTACCACCACCTGCATTCCCCACTGTTACTGTAGGAATACTTGTATAATTAGAACCAGTTTTAGTTGAAGGACTACCAACTGATGAACCAAGCCCAACACTAGTGATAACACTACCATTCGCATAGGAAACAGTTAAAAATCCTGTTGCCCCAGTACCACCTCCTCCAGAAAAAATAATAGTAGACGAATTAGAATAGCCACTACCAGCAGTTAATATAGAAATACCATTAATATATCCAGATGTCAAAGCTCCACCTACTATAACCTTTCTACCAAATAATGGTAAATTCTGTGGAGATGCAGACTTAACTACACTAAGAGTGTAATCCACTGCCTGAGTTAAGGCTGTATCAACACTACCTGAAGCTAGGGTGTCAGTCTGACCTACATATCTTTTTATTTTAGTCGTAAATGACATAGTTAGTTACCATTATGGGGGGCTAAAAAAGCCCCCCATAAATCGTTTACGTATCCTACGTCCACTTCATAACAGCGTGAGTTTCAGGAAGACTGATTTCTAAACCGGCTTCGGTTAGAATCATATCTTTCCGTCCATCAACATTGTTATTCTGGACGTTAGTGACAATGTGAGTGTCTCTTGAGACACCATTGCCAGATAATGGACGATACTTAACATTTGCTAAATCAATAGCAACTGCCATATTCTCGTCTTGGTTACGAAACAGAGGTTCTGCAACAAAGTGCAGGTTACCAAACAAGGTGTTTACTCTCGTGACCATATGTCCGAAAGAACCTTGAATGTTTTGAACATCCATTTTGAACTGTGCAGTCCCAACGGTGTTGTTCAAAAACGAACCTGTTCCCAATTTGTTCAACCAAGCAAGTACTTTACGTGAGCAAAGAACTAACTTGTCGCCGCTATTACCAGATTCTGGAGCGAAAAAAGTCTCCATTGAATCAATAAAGCTGTCATAGTCAGAACTAGCATATGTGTAATTAAAAATATTACCATACTGTTCAGTATAGGGTACAATACCCCAACTATAACGAACTGGACCGGCGGCGGCGGCTTCATCAGAAGCCCCAACACCGTAAAGCATAGCGTGCTCGATGTCCATTTTGTGTTCCATTAACTTATCTGACCACACCCGACGGTACTCGTCAGGTCTGCCACGATAACGTGTTGCCAAAGCAGTTCCACTAAAGAGCTGGATTCCTGTCTTAAAAATCTGACAGTATCCTTCTCTTGAGTAAAGCTCGTCTTTCCATCCATCAGGGTCGAGGCTACCTTCAGCCCAAGCACTACCAATAACTTGTCCTAATTTATCTGCGGCAATAGCCCCAGATGCTTCAAGACAGGTACAAGTAATCTCGGAAAAAGTAGCGGCTGTACCTGCGGCATATGTAGCTGATTCGCCGTCACCGACGGAATCAACAGTCTTAATACGCATAGCTTTACCAGCTAGGCGAATTACTTGACCTATTACAAAATACTGAGGTGCGGCGTTCTTACCTGTTGCGGATTCTACTCCGTATTTGTCGTACCCACAAACCACTTTAAGAGATGCTGTATCAGCACCCTTAGCAATGTTACTTGCTATAGCGGTTTTAAGGCTAAAGTTACGACGTTGCCATTGATGACGCTGTTCAAGGAACTTGAATACTGGGTCGTCAGTAGCTGTCTTCGCAACTTTTGACAGATAAACGAAAAACGGACTTTGCTGTGGAGCTAACTCGGATACTCTCTCACCAAAATTAAAAATTCGGCGGGAGTCGTTAATACTAACTTGGTCTAAAGACCCTTTAGCATTTCCTGTGCTTAAACTATAAGCATTTGCCATAGCTATTTACTCCTCTACGTCCAAGGGTTTCGATTATTGTAATCTGTAAGCATAGAGTCCATAACATTGTCTTCAGGTCTCCCTACAGCGTTCTTATTACTACTGGGCAATACCCCCATTGGAGACGGTACCTGTTGAGCACGTTTCATTTGGTCAAAGTTATCCGTTGACGGAGTTTGACTATTCGCTCTCTCTACAGGTTGTCCCTGAGTTGGTTGCCCACCATTTTTCAAACGGTATAGCTGAAAAAGATTGTCGAGATTAACACTATCTGGTGACTCCATAACCCTAACAAAATCAGTTATCTCTTCTGGAGATGCCTGATATTTTTGCGTCAAAGTATCTCGTACACCACTCATATTACTCTCATACTGTTCTTTCTCTGATTGCTGACGAAGAATATTCTCTCTTTCATCTCGCATTTTAGCCCTTTCCTCATTCATCACTGCGGCATTGTAATCATTATGGAGTCGGTTATATTCGTCCATATTATCACGCCAAGCATCAACATCATTAAGGTGTCGGGCTGAATTACTGCCAGAATCGGACCAAGCCTCTTCTCTGTTAAACCCTGTCGGTTGACGAGGCTTCTCAGGTGGAGGGGGAAATCCTTCTATGTCATCTGTCTGTGCTTCTTGTACAGACGCAACCTGTTGCTGAGGGGCTTGTTGAATTTGAGCCTTTAACTGCTCATTCTCATTACGAGCCTTATCTGCTTCAGATTGCCAGTATTGATACCTCACGGTATCATTATCAGGCTGGGCTTCTTCTGTTGCTACTTGTTGAGTCTGAGGTCCGGGTTTCTGTTCCGGTTCGTCTGCCAACTGAGCTCTAAAAAAATCGCCAACTTGATTATCCTGACTAAAAATGTCATCAGGAGTTAACTCTTCGGGTGCTGAAATATCCGCAACCGGCATTTCTGCTGGATTCGGGGTAACTTCTGGCTCTACCATCTTCGAGTTCCTTTTTTTGTCCTTACCATTCGCACAATGGGTAAAGGTTGTTAATTGGACTCACGGGAAGCCTCTTCTTTGACCCCCGCCTTTACTTGTCCTAGTGCATCATCAAGGCGTTTCTCGAACAACTTGCCAGACATTTTAGACTGGGTTGAAGTTTTGTCGAGGTCTGCTTTGAATTTTTCTAATTCAGCTTTCTGTTTCAAGTGATAGTTTTCACGTTCTCTTGTCTGCAAATCGCCTTCTAATTCTTTAATCTGCTCTTCCATTTGTTTAGTTTGAGCCTGAAGCTGTCCCACAGTGTCTGTCCTTTGAAGAACACCTTCCACATCGAAGACTTCTGTCTTTTTAAGAACTTCAGTTTTGTCAATAATACCTTTTTCATAAGCATCCATATACATTTCTAGTTGAGCAAATCTGTTAGTCGGTAGCGTACTACCAGTAACAACAACAACATCATAAGTACCTCTTGATATGTCGTTCATTACATTTGTAACGCCTGTCTTGTCGTCGTACATTTTCTTGTTGATAGCGTATTCACTTAACGAATTATTAGGTTGTACTAGTCTAACAACCTTCTCGGCTTGATATAGTTGTTGCATAAGCGGAATAGCACATTTAGCCATTCTAACTAGCCCCGTCTCTATATCCTGTAACTTGGACTTTATCTTTCGTTGACCAAATTCATCAAGTGCGACTGTAGCTTTATATGTATCTGGTGCGGCTTGTGAATTACCTTGCATCATTTCATACAATCCTAGTTGATGGTCAATATCCTGCTTAGCCATTTGCTCATTTTGATACAAAGAATTAGGCAATGGAGTTGGTTGTATTGGCTGTGGAGCCCCATTATCCATATCTACCTCAATGGCAACACCGGGTTGTGCCCATCTTTGTTCAAAATCTTGCATATCTACCGAACCAGACGGTATTAAAATCTTTGTATTTGTGCTAGTAGTAGCGTGTGCTATTATCAGAGACCGTGTCTTGTTTATATATTCCTGCATATCTTTGACCATTCGTACGTCGCTCACTGGGTAGGGCGTTCGATTGTGAATGTTCATAAAGAACACGATGGGATAATGGTCAATAGGAAGGATACGAGAGTATAAGTAGGAATCACCCATTATTACACACATCTTTATCCGTTGTACAGGTACCGACACGGTCTCGATAATATCTTGTTCTACTAAATCCTGATATGTCAGTTTTTCTATTACTGGCGGTGGAGGAGCGTCCTGCTCTTGCATCTGGGCTTCTTGTGCCGCTTTTTGCCATTCTTCCTGTACCTGTTGTATAATACCACTAGCTTTCTTCGGGTCAGAGATTATCTGACCATTTACACTAATAGCAGGTCTTTCTAGGAATTCTGGCATATCCTCAGCTAAAAGGACTTCTTCCTTACCATCTAAATTATTTTTTACGTGAAATCTCTTAACCCATATCTTGTAGTAACGCTCGTAACCTCTGATATATTCGGAGTTCTCGCCCCAACTTGCATCAGTTTTAGTAGCTGTATCTTCAGGGAATATTACCCCTTTAGTATCAACTCTTGATGTTGTTGGTCTATCTGTATGTAAATCGCTCTGGGCATTTTTGATTGCATCCTCATACATAGGATACATAGACATTGCTTGTTCTTTAGTGAAGAGCCTAGAGATAACAATGTTCTCTGCGTCATCACATAAGCGGTCCCTAGAGTTAGGGTCTATATAAACATCTAATGGGTCTACATCTCTTACGCAGACCTCTCCTCTACCATAATCTTTCAAGGGGTCAATATAAACCATCATAGTCCCCATACCCATAGTATAGTAGTCATCTATGCAGTTGCGGAGTGCCTGAGTCCCGTCGGAGATGTACCACATATATTCCAGTAGTCCATTAAAGACTTGTGCAACTTGGTTGTCACTGTCTTCTCTGGGGGATACTCGGAATTGGGGTCTCCCTGTTGTTAGCATAGCCTTTGCGGCTTCTACAGCAGGGTGGATACGGTTAACTACAAGAGGTGCTTGACCCCTCTCAAGTAGGATTCTTGTTTGTTCTGCTGTCCACTGTCTCCCCAATCGAAACTCGGAATCTTCCTGAGCGTGTTGTGCCCAAGTATCTCGTTTTTCTGAATAGGACTTCCAAATCTTCTGGGTGTCCTCAACCATTGTAGGAGAAACATCTGTTTCTTTCTCTACGTACGCCATCTTCGGAACTTACAGCTTATTGTGTGAGCCAGTCAAGAACTTTTCTCTTCTTTTTTGGCATATCTGGGTTAAAATCTTTTACACGACATTGTTTAGCTCCATCTAGTGCATAATATATAGCATCTAGGCAATCATCGTGCTTTCCTTTTGGATAAGATAGAAACTCTTGCTGTGGAACTAAATCTTGGCTTCTAAAAAAGAACTCCCCCCTAGCTAAAGGAGCTACAAGGCTCATCAGCCTCTCACTCTTTCTAGACCTAGGTTTAATCCCTTTCTCTAATCCGGGTATATACATTCCTTTTTCCATCATAATCTTCCTTACACTAGCACGTAACGCTTCCTGATACCCAGTTGTTTCAATTTTCATCCTCTTCGGACGATACCTTTTATATATCTCGATAATTTTATCAGGTTGGAATGCAGGATTGATTTTATCCCTGAATATATCCACAATATACTTATTCCCAGCATTGTCAAGAGCAATAGTAGCAATAACAAAAAAGTCCGACCGAGCAGATAGACTACTAGCAGGGTCAATGCCACAATAGACTTCCACAGGTTTTTGCTCTTCCGAACCATCAATAACCCTAACGAGACAATTTTGCCCATTAATACGTTTATAATGGTAGTGGTGTAATCTAATATACTCTGGCTTAAACGGTGCATTGTCCGGTGATTGTGCTTCATTCATATACTCCTGATAAAATCCATTTAGGTTTCCTACCGACTCAAACTCTGCTTTTATAGCGTGAATACGACTCATAGGGAATCTTTCAACCCATATACTGTCGCCATCGTCATTCGTTATAGCAAACCATAAGACTTTCCAAGCCGGAGAGTCCTTAGCCCAATATAGGAAACAGTCTTCTGATATAACTGTACCAATCATTACAATCCTACCTTCGTCAGAAAGAGATGGTATGACTGCTTCTGTTATCCATTTCCTGTTCTTAGCCCTAGCTTCAGGTGTAGCGGCGTTTAGCTCTGATTCATAGTCATCTACAATAATGAGATTAGGACGAGTATCACCCTCAATAAACCCACGAACACGCTGACCAGTACCAACAGCAATAATCCTCGTTCCATTAGCGAGTACAATGTCATTGTTAGTCCACCTTTTTGCAGTGTTTGGTCCCATATCGCCAAACATTTCTATAAAATTCTTAGAATTAACTAAGTGATGCTTAATACGGGATAAGAAGTTTATACTCTGGCTTTGACTCTCAGATATAATAACTATAAAAAGGTCTTTATCAGACGGCTTGAAAGCGGCTCGATGAAGGGGCAGTATCAAGGAGGTCACTGTGCTTTTAGCCGTTCCACGAGGGGCGGCTATAAGAAGCCTCTTAACAAGACCGTCTGATAAATTTTTATATATATCGTGGTGAAATGGGGGAACTGCCTTGTTTATGGCAGTAGGGAACATAGTCTTGCCGAAAAGACCTATATTGTCACGAAGTTTCCTTAGTGCTTTCTTTGCGGCGTACCGTTGTTCGTAGTCGTCAACTACCAGAACTTGTTCCATAACTTCACCATCCAGTCCTTTCCGTTTAATTTGAATAAGTCGTCTCTATCGGTAATCCATTGCTTATCCTTCTCAACAGGGTCAGCATATGGGAACAGGATTTTCCTAGCCTGTCTCCAAGGTACTTGCTGATTTTGGGGAGTTCTACTTAAATCACTCTTCATTCTTGTCCCAAAACCCCTTTACCCAGAGTTCACTATTTATAATAACGAGTACCGCTACGGCTAATAAACATAGTTCAATCATTTATCTAACTTCCTTTCTATCCTAGCTAATCTAACTGTTATGCTAATAAAGAATAATAGCATAAATAGTAAGTATACTTCCCAAGCTGGGAAGTGTTCAGGCTCCAGTAGAGTTTTTATCCACATCATCCCTTGTCTCCTTTACTGGTTGCTCCACCTTACGGGTCGCAATCAGCTTTTCTTCTTCTTGATTTATGTTATCAATCAGTTTACGGGTCTGTACAGCCTCTAATCGCTCGGTAGTAACCACAGTATCTTTGTCTTTCATACCGTGAATCTCCATACCATCATTAACAAAACCCCTGATTGAGTTAACATCTTTCTTTTCCTTAGCCATATCAATGCCTTCATTCATTAAATCAATGAAAAAATTGGCATCCATCATTCTATCGGTTAAAAGTTTCTGTGCTTCGTCTCTTTTCATAGTCTTAAAACTCTCTGTTCTCATATGCCGTCTTAACTTACGGCGTTTCCCAGTAGAAACTGGACCAAATACTTGGTCTATAGCTATATCTCTGTCTTCCGTGAGTGCCGCCCACATAGCTAAAGCCTTATATGGCTCTGTATTTACTGCTACATCCAGCCACTTCTTGCCAGTAAATGTATTATTAGCGGAACGTCCCCCTGCACAGAACTTCTTGTCAGGATATTTAGGATTCCACATAATATACCCAAATGGCATTCTATAATAATAAGACTCACGCCCAATATCATCTGTATAGACCTTTTTCTTAATAATCTTTGCAACATATCCATCATCCGTTAGGGCATATTGCCCCTCTTCTGCGTCCTGCCAGTAATCAAAGTCGATATCCTTGTCAATGGCTTCTTGAGAATAGTATATGGGGTATTCAACCGCCCCAATATCGTTATGTTTGATAGTTATAGTGTACACTTGCCTTAGTAACGTCTATAAATCCAACAAATTTTACAATTTTATCATCAGAACCACCAAAATCAGTGTTCTTTGGCATTTCTCTCCAATCCCACTTGAAATTGTACTTCTCTGCATTCAGTTTAGTAATGTTAAATACATATATATCCACACCTACGGAGACTATATAAAGGAATTCCTTACCATCTTGCTCCGATTCTTTTAAATTTAGGTCATACTTGTCATACTGTACAAGACAATCGGGATACCACTTCTTTCTCACCTTCACCTCTACTAGGTAATCAGAATCAAAAGCGTCATATATACAGTATTCATCTTCAGACATAACAAAAGAACGGTTGCCCTGATGGTTTACTTCCAGAACGACCTGTTCTTCAGTTGGAAGACGTCCTCCAGAAAACAAAAAACCCTTATGAGGGCTATCCTTAACTTCAATATACTCAGGTCTATCCCTAGCTGGAATATCCTGATTGCGTTTCTTAGTATTGTAGGCATTTACGACCTCCTTATATAACAATTCTCGTCTCTGCTGGTACCCAAAGCCACCTATGGCACCTACTTCTGACCACAGCTTCTGGTAATCTAACTCACCATCACTATTTAAGTATTTGTCTAACACGAAACTACCCCTTAATAAATAGTTAAGTACACTTAATGGTGTAAGGGTACTATAACAACCAAATATTACTAAAAATGTAAAACAAATAAATCGAATATACAAGGGCTATCATTTACTTTAGGTTCACAACTTTAAAATAAGTAATAACAGGCTTTTGAAGGGATACCTTGTAAATGGGTAGTAGCACTAACCGATTCCAAGGAGCAAATCCAAAAACATTAGAAAATTGCTGTAGAGTGGGAGTACGGGATATACATTGCACCGTACCCGTGCGTTTTTACCCCCTAGGGGTCGATGCCGGGTTGAGAAAGCTCTCAAGCTACACAACCCGCCCGTCCCTACGGGAGTAAAGCAGTCGCTACGCTCCTTAACGCACTGTTACTGGTGCAGTGCCCCTGCTGGCTACTGTGTATCCGAGTTATAACTTGGAACGCATTATCAATAACCTAAACGAAGGACAGTTTACGCTATGGCTAAAACGAAGACTATATCGATACGTGTATCGAATACCTATCGTGGTTCAGTTATAAACGGTGTCTTCGAGCACGAAACAGACAGGAATGGTCGCTGGATTCCCAGTGACAATATCCGCATCACTACTAGTGATACTGATAGTACCCTGCCTGTTCTACTCGAAGCCAACGCTGTAAGCAACCTTGGTGCACAAAAGCCCGAACTTTGTTTCGTAGCTCAAACTGACTATCGTCTTTCCAAGACGATGGAGTTAGAGCCGAACAAAGAACTCGGTCTTCCGTCTGCCAAGGCATACTTCTATAAACCAATCGTTGCCGATTTGTCTATGGAAGTTGCTGACAGTTCCGTCTCCGACTGAACTCGGTAGCTAGATATCAGGTGCCTATTGGCACGACATCTGATATCGCTCAAACCTGTGCGTTGGTACCCATTCTGGGTGCCAGCCACACACAGGCATCGCTATAGCTTATATTTTATCAAACCTACGTAAAGGAAGCGGTTATTAGAAGACTTATGTCGGCTGTATCTATTAAGTGGAGTACGCAATGAACATATCCCATATTTAAACTTAAGCGTATGTAGTAACGAACAGTCGACTAACTTTAGTGAATGGTTCGTAACCTGCACAGGTGAGTCACTCTCAGTTGTGTAAAAGGGTAGAGATATCCTAGCACTAATTCTGTATGGCTAACAGCATTGCCCTAATGGCGATATAACTGTTAGTCATTCAGTACGTAAAGATTTATTGTAAATAGGACGCTGGGCAAGTGAGTGCTCGACTATCGTTCTAACATTTAGGAGTCATAAGACTACGACTTAGCGGTCAAAGTATTATGGCGTAGTATATCTATAGAGTTACACCTTAAGCCAACAGCAGGCGGGTGGCTATAGACTATCAAGTGGATGAAGTGAATGTCGGGAGACAACTCGGTGTCCACTACTCTAAACGGCTATAATTGTCGTAGGGTAACCGTCAAGGATTGATAGTACGTTCGTTTAAATACAGAAACAAGTCTGTATAGTCGGAACATCATAAAGTAGAAGGAGAACTAGTCAACATCTTCTAGTAATCTACTTGCCAGTTGAGACCTAAGAGCCTAACCCTATGTGAATGGGGATGGTATCTTATAGACAATGGAGTTAACAGCTTTGAGTCTTGGGTCGTATGCCAGTAATGGTAGAAGGGTAGATGTATACGTGACTCGAAAGAGCAGTAAACCAAACATAAGACAACGAATCAGAAGGTAAGTGGACACTGACAATAGTCAGCACTGTCTCAGGTACAATCTTCTATACTCCTAATCATTTAATCCATAACCCTGTAAAGGAGGTCAGAGATGACTAAATCAGAGAAACCAAAGTGGTATTTCATAGTACGTGGAAGCTTGCTCACTGTTAGAGCGAGTACAGAAGCAATGGCTTACAGAAGGCTAAGACTTCTACAGCTTGGGATGGCATCCTAGTGGGTGCCGTCAAGGGCGTGGTCACATATGCCTGTGACATTTTAGACATTTCTATAAAGGAAGCAATGGAGATGACAATTCAGGAGTTACAGAGTGCGATACGAGTGGCAGAAGACAAGCTCGATGAACTCAACTCTAAACAAAGTAGTGACGAAGGAGAGTAGCCTTGGATATTATCAATTTTATTGAGCATAAAGACCTAATTGATATGATGTTGTTAGTCTCTTACCTTTTACTGATGATAGGAATGGTTATGTTTGTAACCTTTCTTCAGTACCATCTCAAGAAGGTAGAGCAATTATCAGCAGACGTTGATTATTGGCGTGAAAAGGCATTGTTCTTAAACAAGAATAGAGATGCCTGATTTCATAAAAAACTCGGTTCCCATAGGCGGTGACCCAGCACAGTTGCAGTGTGCGGAATGTGATTCTTATAACACAGTGTTCGAAGAGTATGCTTATGCCTCACAGCTAGAAGAGTGTATGGCGGCAAACTCCGAACTTGGCATTTTATGCCTAGATTGTAATCACACCGAAGACCCTGATGTACTAGGTCACCGTTTCGAGCCAGAGTATAACCCAGAACCATAAAACAAGGAGACATTGTGAGAAAAATCAAATCAATGTTACGTCCACTATATCGTATGATATTTGGACAGAGTTCACGTAACTATAAAACGTACAGTAATAAAGGAAGCAAATACCCATCACCACAGTCAAATCCCCCAGCAAGTAACAAGTGTTGGGAACCTGTAACTGCTTCAGGTGAACGATGGAAAACTGAAAACTTTTCTACTTGGACATCACAGAAGACATTCAGTTTAATGAAACAAGTAAACAAGCTATTCTATGAAGACAGGCAGAGTAAAACTGCCATAGACTCAATGAATACAAGCTTTAACGAATTAATGCTTGATTTTGAGGCGGTAGTGGCTAGACTCGGGGAACTAGAGAAAAAGCCCAAACGTGGACGCCCAAGAAAAAGCTCTTAATAACCACGAACAGTTAAGGAACAGACCAGATGGCTAAAGTACTAGTACAAACCTTCGGCGGCACTGTCAAAACTGTAGATGCTAACAGCCCAGCAAGTATAGCTGAACAGTTAGGCATTTCAGTGGACAATGCTACCATAACTGTGAACTCAGACAAAGTTGCACTTGACTCAGAGTTAAGAGACGAAGATTTCGTTTCTTTTACTACGAGCAAGGTCACTTCAGGCTGAGCCCACAAATTGATGTTTGGGGGTGGTGGAGAGCCGCCCCCATTCTCATTAAGGAGAACAAGAATAATGGAGAAATCATTAGGAGCATTAATCATACGATGGATACGATTAAACAGTAAAGAGAACCAAATATCTACTAGTCGAGCTGTGGCTAACCAAAGACTTTCTACTTGGATTGATAAAGGAATCGAGTTTCATAGTCCAGATAGGGTTAATAAGAGTTTCAAGGCAAGGGTAGGAGTACCCAAGCTAAGAGCTAGAAGTCCTATGACTTTACAAGCACATTCCTTACAGTTTAGTTTGTTTGAACCTAGTAGAGTTCGATTAATCCCAGATAGGGACAGTAGTTATCAAAATTGGTACGACTTAAGAGAAACTTTGACTACGGGACTAAGTGATGACCAACCTCCGGCGGGTCCTTACAGAACCTCAAATTTGAATAATTTACCCTTAAGTTTACACCCACACATTTCACCTGATGGTGTACCTTGTTTGGGACAATTTTCAGCACCTTGGTCTGCTACAATAGCAGATAGTAATATCCCAGCATTAGTAAATGTATCACAGTCATTTCTTAATAATTGGACGAGAGTTGATTGTTATTGGGACATTAACTATTATCACAGAGATTGGCAAGAAGAAGGACAACATCATCACGGTATTCGTTTCTTTAAAGATTACTATGTGATAAGGAAATTAGCTGAAGCTATAAATTATGACAACCATAGTAGGGGACAAGGGAATACAGGCAATCATTACAGGGATTTCACAGATTGGTATGATGATAATAAAGACATACTTAGTGGTATGAAAATAGACTGGGAGACTGCTTTCATAGCACATCTCGGTTATAAAAAGTCATTAACCCATACCATTGATACACAAGATGGTGATGTAAGGATTCTGAAAGGATTTTGTGATAAAATGGCTAGAGTATACAGGCTTTTACTCAACACAATGCTTGACAAATCACTAGATACGCTAAAAATTGGCATTTATCCAGTGGCTGAAGAAGTATTGACAGGTTTCAGGAGAAAAGGACTGTTTTCTAGTAGACAAGACATTTGTTTTACTATTCCTCCTGTATTAGAAGACATAACCTATAGATTAGGGAACTTTAACCATACACGGTCAAGGTATGCTGATTTACAACAGGTTTTGAAATCTAAGGGTCTAATAGCTCATACAAAGCTAGGGGATAAGGTACCAAGAGCTAACGTATTTATGAGTAACAGCGATGTTAATCAAGTTCTTGGGGCATACATTGAAAGGTCTGTAATAGCATCTCAACCATTTAGGACAAATGCTTATAGATTGCTATGTTTTCTTCACGCTATACGAGAGTATGGTAATATGGAGACAACTCACGCAAGTGTACTTCCTTTCGACCCAAAACAAATGTTGGCTGAATGGTTAACAATACAGGGACAACAAGACACTTCCATAAATAAAAGAGAGATTTATGGGGAACAACTTCGGGGAATAATGATGCAGATACATAGAGCATTATTACCCATAACTGTCACAGATATAATGGAGAAGTACTTCAACAAAATGTATTGTGAAGTAACTAGGATATTAAAAAGTGACCTAACAACTCTCTATAAAGGAGTAACGAATGAGTATCGTAAAAGAAGAACCAACGCTTACGGTGAACTTGCCGAACAAGATAGTGGAGAAAATCAACTTTCTATTGACTCGTTTTAAAAATACCGAGTGGTCGGGACCTGCTTGGTATCAAGTCATAAAACGTGAAAAGAACGGTTTCCCATCTAAAGTTTCATTAGCACATTTTGTTGCTATGGACTTAGGTGATGGAACTGCTACAGAAGTAGATGGTGAGAAATTAGGCAAGATATTGCCCCAGATATACAAGATGAATGCACATTTAAAGGACGCATATCTTGGGTTAATACATTCACACCATACAATGGGAGCATTTTTCAGTGGAACTGATGAATCAACAGCTCTTGACCAAGCACCACCAGAAGGACTCTTTTTCACGACAGTAGTAGCGTCAGCAAAAGACCCTTTCTGTACAGGTGTTAGTTACAGAGACCATTTTGGGTTTCCTAATTTTATAGAAGGTGACGTAGAGTCAGATTATAAAATGGATGTACCTAAAGAGTGGGTCGCTGAAGCAAAGAAGATAGAAAAAGCACAAAAGGTGGTTAAAACTAACTATGTTAGAGGGAATGGTCAACTTCATTTGATTCCCAATCAATCTCCCGGTTATGTACACGGTGGATATTACAATGGTTACTATGACGACACACCTGATTTGCCAAAAAAGCAGGACGACCAGAACGTAGCGATAGCACTCCCTTCGAAGATAACAATGAGTGCTGGGACGAAAGTTTGACAGCACAACTGGTCAATGCTGAAGCTATCTTCGAAGAGCTAGAGGAAGAAGTAATCACTGAACACGAGTTCATTGATAAAATTCGTAGTAATTGCCCAGACGTAGACCCGCATCTTTACGCATCAGGCTATTACGGATAACTATCACACCATAGGTATTATAATTAAGTATGCAAGAAACAAGCACATACACCAACCCTGTATGGACTCTGAATCTGGGAGGAAGCGGAGTCGTGGCAAGTGAAAGTCTTGTCTTGATTGTAATACTGGTGTGAGAAAAGTTGGTGGTTTCAGATTATATGCCTGACCACTGACCCGATCGAGACTATAATGGGGACATCTTGTTAAAAAGAGCCAGAGAGCAATGCTATCGAGTGCACTTTTCGGGAGTTAATTCTCCCGGTTTGTCCCCTAGTCTCATAACTTAATAAATAAGGAGTGTAGTATGGGTATGACAGTACCACAAAAGAAGTATTTCTGCAATAGGATTGACGAGATAACTCTCAGGAAAGAGAACGATATATGGAACAAGGTAAAGGAGCCAAAGAACGAGAAAGCAATCTGTTTAGAAGGACTAGACGATGGGAAAATAAAGCTAATTAATCAGAGTCAAATGGAAAAATTAATAAGAAATAATCTAAAGTCAAGTGGACCACAGTATAGTCATTCTTATATGCCTAATATAAACATTGAGAGTTTCTTTATTGGCTGGGAATCATATTTACGTAAGTCATCTTATATAAATTCCACTTTACGCAACGAAGCAGATGAGAAAGTTCAGAAAATACGTGAAGAAGCAACTAAGATTAAAGACATAGCTATGTTCGGCAACAGTGCTGAAGCACATATTATGTTAAAGGAGTTCGTTAAATGGATGCAATAAGCACAAGATTCCTTAGAAATAAGGATTTAATACCTATTCCAAAATTAACAGAGATAGGTATAGTAGGATTAGGTGGGATTGGTTCATTTCTTCTCCAAAATTTAACTGTTATGGGATGGCAGTCAATTTGGGGATGGGATAGTGATAGAGTTGAAGACCATAATTTCAGCTCAACAGCTTATCCTTTGTATCAATCAGGTAAGTTAAAGAAGGAAGCGGCAGACGATTTACATAGGGAATATTCTGAAGATTGGCAACAATTTAGAGCAGAAAACAATTTCCAATATAATTCAGTAGTACTGCCAAAAATGATAGTCTGTACAGATGATATGGAATCTAGAAGAATGGTGTATGATATGTGGAAGGACGGTCTTTCTCGTACCAAAGGCACTGGTCATTTCTTTATTGACTTAAGAATGGGTGCAACTACAGTAGAAATGTCTACAGTAACGAGACATACTGACAATTACCTAAAGGAATGGATTCCTACAAGTGCAGTAGAAGAAGCACCTTGTTCGATGAAACATACAGTATTTGCAACGCAACATATAGTGTCACTTGGGTCAGCTCAAGTATACAATATGATTGCTAAATTAGCCTATTATGACTATATTTGGTCTAGCCTGAGCCCTAATATGGTCGAATATGGGACATTAATAGTACCAAAACCTAAAGGAGATGCAAATGCAATCACCAAAGATAGCCGTGAGGAAAGTTTCGACAGACTGGAAGGCAATGCCCGCCGGTCTAACGTGGCTACTCATCGGTCAGCCTAAAACAGGTAAAACAACAGCCGCTTCTGGCTGGTCTGAACAAGGAAACGATGGCGTCCTACTATTAGATACAGACTTAGGGTCTGATTTCGTAGATGGAGTAAACGCAGTAACTATCGCTTCCTTAAACCCCCCTACAAGACCTGTTCTTAAAGACAAGAAACAGGTAACTAAGGGTGGTAAGGCACAAAACGAAATTGTTCCTCCATTAGAACGTGGTTTTAAAGCACGTGCTGGGGGGAACAAGGGTGAACCAATAGAAGCATATTCGTTAATCGAAGTGTTTAATTGGCTCGCTGACGAGTGGGATAGTCTACCATATGACACTATTGTAATTGATACGATAGGTCAAGTAAACGAATGGATAGAATACACTGTTTGTGAGGAACTGGGAATATCAGCAATGGGAGAGGGTCAATGGGGAGCCGACTGGGGAAAAGCCAGACGTAAGAACATTGATGTAATTAAACGATTCCAAATGCTGATTAAACAAAAAGGAGGCAATCTAGTATTGCTTTCACACGCAAAATCAACAGTTGTTACAGATGGTAAGGCACAACTTGGACCTGAGCTCCCGAGAGGACTTGGGTATTCACTTGCCGCCAAAGCAGATGTAATAGGTTATGCCACTGCGAGTAAGGACGATGGTAACTACTATGTTTCTTTTGAAGCATATGATGAAAGAGTAATTGGGTCTCGACTCAAGCCTCTGAATCAAAAGAAGTTACTGTTTGACTTTAACGTAGTACGTGATGAAATCCTAAACTACAAAGAGGAGAAATAACGCTATGAGTAATACAATGCGTTTTCGTCCAGAAGACCTAGACAAAGCTTCCGATGGTGGAAGTAAGTTCTTGGGTTTTCTACCCGTAGCTGTAATGGGCTATGAAGACAAAGCCGATATGTTCGATTGGGCTGATGTCTTTATTAGTATCACCCTGCAAATTGAAGGTTCACAGTATCCTGTGGAAATGAAGATTGCAGGCTCCTATGATAAGGAGAGCAACGGTAACATCAAAACTTGTACTTTATTGAAAAGACTTTATTGGCTTTTTGATGTAGTGGGCTTTCAAGGAGGTCCTGATGTACAGGGTAATTGGGTAGATGCCGATGGTGCTTCTATAGATAACCTAGTGTTATACTTAGAGCAACATCACGCTGGTAACCCATTAGTACCACGTTTTGACGCATATGGTTATGTATACAAAGAACCCGGTCGTAAAGACCCTTCTAAGTCATATACAACTGTGTACCCAAGACTGGTAAAGAATGAGACTAAAGCCAAAGAAGAGCTACAAAGTTATGTAGAATTTCTTAAAGGCAAGAATCTTATTAAAGAAGCCGATATGTCTGCAATTCGACCAGTTAGTAATGGTGTTTCTAATACCGTTGCTGGCGAACCTACAAGGTTTTAGTCTGGATTACGTAGAAGTCGCAGTCGGGAGCCCCTCTAGACGGGGGGCTCTCGTACTCATAGATGATTTATGGGACTTGGTCTATGAACAGGGAGCAAATCAAGCTGTCTATAAAAGCGTCTACACTTATGACGCAGAAGCTTTAAACTTTATCAAAAAGAATGGTACTATAAAGAATTTCTTGGGGACAAGAGGTATCACTGATATTCCTATTGACATTGATAAAGGACAGAATACTGATGAGCATACTCTTAGACAAGTACAAGCATTAGTCTACCACTTAATTAATGAGTTAAGTTTAAGGGAAGGGAACTTTCAGACTTATTTCTCTGGTAATGGATACCACGTAGATATAAGTAATGAGTCTTTTGGCTTTCAAGAGAGCCCTGACCTACCATTTGTCGTAAAACAGACAATGGTGACTATGCTAAAAGAAGTCTGCGATATAGACCCATCCGTCTATACTCGAACAGCATTAATACGCCTTCCGCATACATTAAACATCAAATCGCAGTTATTCAAAGTACCATTAAGTTTGGAAGAAGTACAGTCATCAACTGTAGCAAAGATACACGAAATTGCTAGTAGTAGAAGACTAAGTTATGGACATTCAGACTTATGGGGAGACCAATCCTTAGAGAAACACATTAATAAGGACGTTCCTGAAGTTAAAGAGATGTCAAAGGTATCAGAGCCAAGAAACATAGTGCCCTGTATACAAACTCTTTATAAAAGGGGACCTGTCTCTGGGACTAGGAATAATACTGTTTTACGTATTGCATCACATATGCGTAGACACGGTATCCCTAGTGAAGCGGCTAAAGCGTCGCTACTACATTGGAACAACAACCAACTGAATCCACAAATTATAATTGATAAAGTCGAAGGAAGTTATAATGGAGGATATAAGTATGGCTGTCAAGATGAGATATTAGTACCTGTATGTGACCCTAGGTGCATTTATTACAAGAACAAAGACTATTTAGTCGATGTAAAGAATGCTGACGAGTTACAAAAAGACCTGTCTGAAAGATTAGAAACTGATTATTCAGGTAGGATGCTGGACCTAGCAAAGATGTTCGGTCTAAAGGATAAGGATTGTGCTATATATCCGGGTGAGCTAGTCACGATATTTGGACCTACTGGTTCTAATAAAACGACGCTTGCACAAAATATAGCTTTAGGGTATGACTTTGCTAATGATTGTATTAGACCTGAGTGGCAATTACCTACACTATTCTTATCTTTAGAATTAAGTGGTTGGTATATGCACAGGCGTAATCTACAGATAGCAAGTGGACTGAGTAAGGAAGAAGTCACTAAGAACCATCAATATGTTGGGAAAACATTCAAAGAGTATGTTAGTAACATTGTAATTCAGACAGTAGCTGGAGAAGTAACTATGATTAATAAGAAAATCAAGGAACTAGACCCAGCAATCATTATTGTCGATTACATTGACCTATTGCAAACTCCAAGAAATATTAGAGGCGAGTATGAACAGATTCGTTACATTTCACACTATCTATCGAATCTTGCTGTTAATAGTGATGTTATCATTATACAGATTTCTCAAATTTCACGTGAATACAGTCGAAACGAAGTACTCGACATTTACGCAGGAAAGGGCAGTGGTGCTATTGAAAACGCATCAAGGAAAGTAATCGGTATTAATGGTCGTCAAGACAGTAAAGATAAAACAGTACAGTTATTCAAAAACAGTGATGGTGATTTATTTGAGGTAGACCTTGAATGGACACCTTCATTCAGATTACCAGTAAAAGGAGTACAGAGTGGTAAAGACACATATGCTTAAGGCTGAGGTTAGCCCTAAAACAAAAATCCTGTTGTCTGAAATGGCAAGAAAAGATAAACGGTCACTAAAGAAACAGGTAGAGTACATTATCGAAACAGAGGTAAGGAAACAAAATTCCAAACCAAAGCACGACATAATGATGGAGGACACTTAGATGGTTGTTAAAAAGACAACTAAAGACTTATTAGGAGAATACATAGACCTTGAAATACAGGCTGAATATTCTACTGATGATTCTGACATCACGGAAGTGGTGAGTGCTATGGAAACTGTAAAGCAAACAATAAGGAAAAAGGTTGATGGTATCGACCACTTTATGCTTGAGTTAAGTAGACGAGAACATCTTATTGACGCTGAAATCGAAGCTATAAAAAGTGAAGAATTAAGGCTGAAGGTAAGAAGGAAGGCTGTCCAAAGTCTCAAAGGATACTTTAATAATACATTGATTCCAATGGTTGTTGAAGAACTAGGAGACGAAAATGGAGTCTATGAGACAGACACTGCAAGGTACAAATTGTACGAAACTTGGGGTCCTGTCGTAATAATGAACGAAGATGAAATCCCTGATGACTTTAAAAAGGTTGTAATGACAGATGCTATAGACAAAAAGAAAGCTCGTGAGGTGCTCGTACAAGGGGCAAAGATTCCGGGATTTTCTATCTCCAAAGTAAAAAGAATAAGGAGGTCATAGTGAGTAATTTCCTTGACATTTTTATAGTGCCAAAAGGAATATACATAACTCTATTAAAGTTTTTCCAAATAGGTGGAGTGATAATGAAAACTAATACGATGCTAGATAGTGGAATAATGCACAGAACAAAGTCAATAGATATTGTATTCACAATATGGAAATTCGGGATTCACATTCACCCTGTAATTTCAGAGAGGAATTTATGCCAAGACGTAATACTAGCCAAAAGCTAATAATCTTAGACTTGCTAAAACAGGGTATCCCTGTTACGCCTATGATGGCTTTAAATCGGTGTGGTTGTTTTCGACTAGCCGCAGTAATTAACGTACTGCGAACAGAGGGAAACGATATTGAGACCAAACGAGTTAAAAGTCACACGGGCAACAAGTACGCTGAGTATACATTAGCGTAGCTACTATGCAGAGGGGGTCATCCGTGACTCCCTCGTTGCATTGGTAAAAGGAGACAAGTATGTATCATAAAATAATACAAACCCTTAATAAGTATAAGGGGTATCAACTAAACTATGACTCTGCAATACCGCAGATAGCTGTTGATATACTAAAGGTTGTAGTTAAGGAAAATAAGAAACAGATAATGGGAGTATTGGACGATATTCGAAAGGAGTTAAAAAATGAGAAAATATAATAATGGGTTTGACGAAAAGATAAGCTTACAAGGTTCTATAAACCTTTACGAAAAATTAATTAAGGAACGTGGCTTAGGTGCATCTGCAATTAAGAGACTATCCCAATTAAAAACAAAATTAAGACTTAATAAAATGCGTAAGTCTGGCTTATACCAAAGGATAATGAAACGAGATGCTATCAAAAACGGACTTTAAAGATAAGCTGGTTCCTATTCATAGGACATTCTGGAAACAATCATACAAGAAATTATCTTCGAAAATGAGCAGTTTAAGAGGCAGTCTAAAGAGAAGAAGCCTAGAATATGACGTAACTTTTGAAATAAGTAGTGGACAAATAAGAGAGATGTTCTATGAGATGTATGGACAGAAGTGTAAATACTGTGAAAAAGTATTAACATTTAGAACTATCGCTTGTGACCACATAGTACCACTAAGTAAGGGTGGGGATACTATTGCAGAGAATCTGCAACTAATATGCAAGACTTGCAACACACGCAAAGGTCCACTAGATGAAGAGGACTTTAACATACTTATCCAGCTAATACAAGAGCTTCCCGCTGAACTTAGTATGTATGTAATGAAGAAGCTCGCTAAAGGAGGACGTTACTAAGATGAGTAACTATACTTTTGATGAAGGAGTACCTATTCCACCTGTTAGTACAGGCGGAAGAAGTGCTACATATAAGAGCAAGTATGCTTTTATATCAATGCTTAACCCCAATCAATCTGTATTTATTCCTACATTAAGGCATAAATCAGTAAACCTTTCACAAGCTACTGCTCGCCTAGGTAAAAAGATGGACAGAAAATTTGTCTTGCGGAAAAGGGTTGAGAACAGTATTGTAGGTACGAGGATTTGGCGAACCTCGTAACAACAAATGATAAAGTGCTTGCTCTGTTGCGGTCTAGATTAGACTTAGGACAGAGCAAGTATGGACAGGATATTCCAATTCAGGGAGAGAACGGTAGAAATAATCTAAAAGAGTCTATAGAGGAATCTGCTGACTTGGCTGTTTATTTAGCCGCCACTCTTCTTGAGTTGGACAATAAAAGAGAAACCGATGCTAAGTTGGTTCCTTCAGGCGAGGGAAACAACCTTAAAATCAAGCCAAAATCAATATCTTTTATCCTGTCAGGACTACATTGTCTCTACAATAATCAACACGCAGATAATCAGTTGGACATTTGTACAGAAATTGATAAATTAATTACTGATATAAAGGTAACATCCAAGTGGGACGCAGAAGACGAAAAGACATTGATAGTAGTCAAATAAATAAGGATGATGGCACTATGCTTGAAATAAAGGATATCTATGAGAATAGGTTGACAAATTATGGATGGTTGGCTTCCAGAGAAGCAGACCTGCCATCAGCCTTAGAACAAGCCCACAACTTTATAAATAGTGGGGAAATGAATGATGAACAGTATTATCTTATAAGATGGAGGCATTATGAACAAACAGACTAATCTGAACAAAGCAAGAAATCATTGTGCTAATTGGTCTAATGGTAATTGTAGTGGTGCTATGATAACTATAAGACGTAAAGACGGCAAGAAACCATTGCTATGTCAGTGGATGGATAAGAGAAAGGAAGGGAAACGGTGTACCGTGAATACCGGATGCTCTTATTTTAATAATCTAGTAGTACCTGCGATATCTATATTGCCATAGCGTAGTGTCAGGTATTACAGTAAGACGAAGTGTCGGTAACTTTTTACCGGCACTTCTTCAAACTTTTTAAAATGATTCATCTAAAGGAAGCGACTGATTGACTAAGAGGGTGACTATGGGTGACTATGTGAGGAAGGAGGTTCCCCTTAGTCATCTTGGGCTGATTTATAGAGTCCATAGCCACCCAAACCACCTACACTACCATAGAAAAGAGTTGGTGTAAGTCTTTTATCAATAAAACTTTGTATGGCTTCGTCTGTAATTTTCTCATTTCCTACTTTATTTATATGGGTTATTAGTTTTTCTACCCAATTCACATCTTTCTTACTTAGGGATTGCTTAAGTTTATCACCATAAGGCAAGTCTGAAAAAGACTCGTGGGTCTCTTTCCTTGGTTTATAATTAACACTAGAGTTTTTACGCAGTCTCGCTAGGTGTCTAGCGGCATCTACATCTATTTCTAATTGTCCACTATTATATAAATTTTCTATAAACTTAGTATCAGGCTTCTTACCAGATAAAGCTCTTTGAACTTCGTCCATAACTTTAATAGGGTTCCTCTTACCAAAGCCAACTTGGTAATCCATATGAGTTTCAAGTCTAGCTAACAGCTCATCAGCAGTAGCCTTCTTGCCTCCATTATGGTGGATATTCATACTCTCTAAAATCTGTCTACCAGCTAGTGTTTTCTTGTCTGGATTAACTAAAGCTCTACCAACATTTTCTTCTACATTTTTCCAAAACTTAGTGTCTCTTAAATTCTTTACACTACCTGTTCTATTATAAACATTAGAATGGGACATCATTAAATTTTTATAATCAGCAGTCCATAACTTCCATAATGGGCTTCCGGGAGAACCATTGTCCCAAACATCGTGCATCATCATTTCAATATTACTATTATGAGGTCGTATTCTTAGGCTCACAGGAGCAAAACCCATAGTAAAATCAGTCTTAGCCATTACAACTTGGTCGATAAATAAGCTACCATTCTTTATTTGTGCCTGAGGTAAGCCACCGTTCTGCAAAAGCAAGCCCCTAGCCGCCTCTTTGGTTATATTATTCTGCTTAGCAATTCTACCTATTATAACATTTGCATAGTCATCCCCAAACCAAGGTAACATATCCTCCAAATCCATCTTATTCTTTTTGCCTTGATGTAGCATATATTGAACCATATTTAGATTCTCGTCTTTAGACATATCCCAATGGGGAGAGCTTCCACCACTTCTCTTTGGTCTCATTAAGACGGGCTTAAGCATCTGACCAGTAGCCTCATTAACAGGACCAATCCTATTACCGAGTGCATCTAATCCAAAACCCTGTCTTTCCATTGCGTGGTCGAATAGCTCAGGATGCTGACTTTGATTAACTCTAGAGCCTTGTATATCGTAATATTTTATATTCTTCTTAACACGCTCAGAGCCCCAGTTTCCTCTGCTAACATCCTCCAAGAGACCCATTCTTTCTTCAGTCTTAAGAACCTTTACAGCTCTACTTATATCTGCCTCGTTAGTGGCTCCCTTTACAGTTGTAATAAAATTATCAGCCATATCTTGGCTCTTGCCTTGTATACGACCCGTATCCCTATAAATTTGAGACCACCTAGGGCTAAGACCTGCTCCTACAGTTCTTTTTAGGGCTATTTCCGTCGCTTCTGCCTCAAGAGTTTGTCTTTGGAGAGCATATTGCTCAACAGTCATTTTATGCCTATTAGCATAAAACATATCCTGTACTGCATCAGTAGCTACCTTACTAGCGTTTAAGACTCTTTTCGCTAAAGGAGACTTACCAACTACGCTTGCGGCTTTACTAAGTATCTTCGCTTTCGTCATTTATCCTTCTTTCCCTATCTCTGTCTAAAACATCCATTGGAACGCCTATATTGCTAGTCTTTGCCATCTTCTTTTGGTCTTCGTTGTTCTGGCAATGGTCACATAACCACGTATCAGTATTCTGGACTGGCTTATCACAATCTATACAGTGGTTAGGCATAGGCATTATGGGTACACCCTGATAATTTGTAACTGTTTTTCATACTAAATCCTTATTTTTCACACTGCGTAACGCAATGTAGTATAATTCGCACATTTACTTCTTTTTACGACCCCAACTAAGTGGGTTAATGTTAAACTCTTTTTCATAGAAGTTTACTTTTTCTTCTAACTGCTCTCGCTGTAGAGTCTCTTCCACGATATGTTTACCAAGGAGGTCCCCAATCTTAACATCTGCCGTAAGCATCGCTTCCTCAAGGCTTCCAAGTCTACTCTCGATACGCCAATAACCATACACGAGCATACCCACAAGTACCAGTAACTGTCCGAGCCACTTGAGGTTAATAGAAACAATAGCATTATCATCAACAACAGTACCACGATAACTTCTTGCAGTCTTTGGAGCTTCATCCACATTAGTATCCTCTAGGGTTGTAAGCAGACTCATCTGCTAAGGTTTTACCTATTTGAGAGATAGGTATTCCAGATACCTTCGTCACAGCATAGTAAGGATTCTCAAGAGCCCCGCCCGGACCCCATATATCTCTAATAATTCTTCCAAAAGGCAACATTGTCCATAGATAGTAATCAGTAAGACGTTCAGAATCGCCGTGTAATAACCACTTAAACATAGGACTTACTAATCTCATTGATGGTGGAGCAATCATCTGTGCTGGTCCTAAAACAGAGCCATAGAAAGCTCTCTCTTTATCTGTATCATCACCCATTAGCCAATCAGCAGTATCTTGGAACCAATTATACGGTGCTGGCAAGGCACTTTCAAAGAGGCTATATAGAAATAAGTTACTCATAGCCAACATAAACGCATCAGCTTGAGCTAACCTTACCATCCTATCGAAAGCCTCAGTACCCGGCATTACGCCCCTGAGCTGTACTTCTCTTATAGTGTCATTTCTAAATCTAACACTATTCCAACTCCATAACTGAAATCTACTAAACACCCTACCCAGAGCTGAATTAGTCCACATCGGTCTATACGGAGCACTATACAAAAACTGCGTTGCTTTAACACCCTTCTTAGCCATCTCTATTAAGAAAGGGTGGTCATAATCTTTTATTGCATTACCAAACTTTTCCCTAGCCTGTAAGTAGTGAGACATAAAAGCGTCTCTACGTAACACTCTTTCAGGTACACGCATAAAGGATGCGGCGGCATTCCACATAGTTTCAGTAAGCTTATGCTTTCTTTTTAACTCTAGCAATGTCTTATCAGCCATACTAGGGTCTTTCTTTAGTTTTTTAGCTACATCTTTAACAAAGTTCTCATATCTTTGTGATTTAATATTAGGATTAAGCCCGGCTTCATAGATTAAAAATTCTTCAGTAACACCTAAATTCTGTAACCATCTCTCTACGTCTTCCATCCCTTTCCATTCTGGATTAATATGGGTCTTTAAATATTCAAAACTTCTAGCGTTTCTCCAGTTCTGGTAACCAGAGTTTATAACTGTATGTACAGTACCACCATACAGGTTAGCAATAGAGCTTTTAGGGTGAGCTAGTAGAGATGCTAATTGGTATTTAGCTTCCATAGCAGACCAATTATTCAACGTACCATAAGATACACCACTCAACTCATCAATGGTTTTCTTGTCTAAGCCCCATTTTTTGAGCATTTTACGCCCTATACCAAGCTTTTTCCTGATAAAATCAACACGTTTCTTTGTCTGACTATCGGCAAACCACTTATATGGGGTCATTTTAAGCTTCATATTAGAGTCATTCATTACTGTCTCAGGTATATGTGATGGATAACCCATAGCACTTTGAGCGTAAAGCTTAAAGAAGTTCTGCCAAGAGTTAGTCAACTTAGCATCACCACTTGATTTGATAAATCTTTTACCAAATTCCTGTATAACAATTCTATTCTGTATCTGCATAGACTGCTTATAAAAAGAATCTAGGATTTGTTTCATATAATTATCGTATGCTTCAGGACTTCTATCCCATCCACCAAGATGTGCCTTTCTTGAAAACTGGTTACCTACTTTCTTTAATCCACCAGAAAGAATATTCTGAGCTTTTTTCTTTCTCCCTTCAGCAGTAGCCTGAAGAACCTCTTGCATAGCATCGAAGTTCTCACTCATCTCGTCTTTAGCTAACCAATCACCAGTAACCTGACGATAGTGCGTCATTAAACGCTTCAATGTTCTATCACGTTCCTCTAGTTCTATTTCACCATTCTTATACTGCTTAGTGATAGTCTCTATAGCTTTGTCTAAATTTGCAGTAGCAATATTTCTATCGAAGTTTATATGCGGGAAATAGGTCTCAAATGGAAGCTCTCCAGTCATATCATTTGATGTAATCTCTATCTTATCAATAAGCTTCTGTAATTCGCCAGATTTTCTCATTGGTTCAGGTATAAAACTGCCTATAATCCTTTTACCAATTTGCCTTACCCCATCTATTCCTAACTCTTCAATAGGTAATGGCTTACCAGTCCTAATGAGCTCCTCATTATACTTAAACCAATCCATCCTTAGCTTATCTAAACCTTTCCAAGTCTCTTTATCCCCACCTTCTCTAGCTATACTAAGCCACTTATCTATAGATTTGGGATTCCCAACTAACCATCTATGTGTAACCTCGTTCTGCTTAGTGATAATCTTATTAATATTTGTTATAACCTCACCACCAGTTAGTAAGTTAACCTTACCACCTACTACAACCTTAAAATTTTTATCACGCATTTTATAGAAAGCTTCTCTTATCTCTTTCCAAGGCTGTTCATATACCATCTCATCGTGTGTAAGTAATGGGTTTTTAGTCTTCTGTCTCAATACTCTTTGAATCATTCCACGTTCTCTAATAGCAATAGCCATATCAAAAAACGCATCGCCTTCAGGGAGAGCACTAACATATGGTGCTAGTGCTTCTTTCAGTTTTCCCTTTTCCTGCTCTATCTGTGCCATAGAAATTTCTGTAGATTTACCAGAGAACTGTTGTATCTCGGCTATAGGACTTACAGGCGTTTTAATCTTACCCATAATAGTATTACCTAACCTGTCTTCATAAGGTCCGATAGTATCTTTCAGTTGTCTCATAGCTGGGGATTTCTGAAGGTTTCTATCTATTGTAGCTGGGAAACTAGCATAATAAACCCTCTGTATCTCTGGAATAGTCTTCTTACCTAGTATAAAGTCCCAAGATTTACGCCAAAATGTTGGAGTATTAAGCTCATCAAGATAGTTCCTGAATACTTTCCAGTCTTGCTTATCCCCCTTATTCATATTCTTACCAATAATACCTCTAAACAAGAAGTTAATATTCTTAGCATCAGAATTATGTAGCGTAGTTTCAAGATGTGCTTTTAAATCTAAGTAAATTTCCTTTAACTCTGGGTCTTTTATAGCCCCCTTAGTCAGTCCCCTAAATGGTTCAACTTCATCTAGATATTTATTGTCTTTCGAACTTAAGTCAGCTTCTTCTATAATCTGACCTTCCCATCTCTTACCATCACCATCTTTAAGATTAACAACCTTTTCTTTAGCTACTATACCATCACTAAGGGCATCTAAATCAACCTTTCCATCTCCACCTACTTTTTTAAATAGGTTGTTGTATTCTTCAAAGAACCTGCGAATGTTAATATCCGCAACGCTAGGACTATTTAGAGCTACTCTAGACAGAGCTGTATTTTTAGACTGCTTCTCTAGAAGCTCTAATATCTCCTGTTCTTGTGGAGCAAGGTATCTCTGGGACCTAAGCTCCTGTACCTTATTAGTATTACCACGTTGAAAGGTTCCAAGTAAGAAAGTGTCAAATAGTTCCTCTTTCGCCGCAGACATATCTTTCTTATACTCTCTAATCTGCTGGTCTATAATAATTTGGTCAGCTTTAACAGAACTTTTATCTTGAGCCATATTAGAGTCTGCAAAATCTTCGATTTTAATGCCTTCGGGAGCTTCTTCTCTCCAAGCGAAGTCTTTCGTTTCTCCTTCATTCGACTTCCTTATACTAGATTTCATATAATGGAGGTCTTTTATATACTCAGACATTTTATGGAGCTCTGAAACTTCAGAGTTCGAGAGTTTATTCTTCTTAATAATTTCAGTAATTCTTTTAAGTGTGACCATATCTGACAAGTCATTCACAATATAGTCTTCTGCTTTCAATACTAAATGCTCAATAAATGCACGCCTATAGTCAGGATTACCTGTCTTCCTTGGTCTAAATCCCCAAGGTATTTCTCCAACAGTATATAGGTCATAGTATTTTCCATCCGCACCCTTAGCTTTACCATACTTTTCATCTATTAGTTTCTCAAACCCTTCTTTATCTCTGCTTAACTTTTCCGCACCATCTGGGGTATATAATTTCCTTTCCATAATCATTTCGATTAATTTACCCATAGGAGTACCAAGGGTCTTCCTATCTAAGACTTCTTTCATCCAATCTTCTTTCTTTGCTGTATCTTGATGTTCTAGATAAAGAGCTTTTAGCATAGGGAAGTCAACCCTTCTAAACATATTATCAGTCCAGTTAAGTCCAGCAATATCTTTACTTAACATAGGTAGTAGTGTATTACGAGACTGTTCTGGTAGAAAGTCCAATGAGTGTGTAGCGGCTTGTATCTCTGCAAAAGACCACCTTCTATTCTCTTGATAATTCTTACTATACACTACACTGTTAACTTTAGCAAAAAGTCTTTGTAATCCACGACCAACTAAGTGCTGTGCCTTTGGGTCTCCTGACCTTAAAGCAGTAGTCCACCACTTATCTACTTTACTTACCTGACCTTTCTGACTCCTAACTGTATATTCAAACAAGGGGTCCATAAGCTTCTTAGAGAATGTCATTGGGTCCTGTAACCCAGCTTCATCCATAGGGTCAGAGCCTAGAGCTATCAGTGTCCTAGCTCTTTGTCTAAAGGCTCTTAATGATTTTGCATCAGTCTTTGTTTTGAACTCCACCCTCATAATATTGCCATTTTTATCAGCAAAAGGCATACTGAAAACTCCATCCTTCAACCAAGCAGTCGCTTTCCTAATACCACCTTTTTTATTCTTTAGTTCAATCCCATCTGAGTTTGTTAGAGTAACCATAAATTCAGCAGACTCTTTACCGGTATAGCCACGTATAGCATTATAAGCACCTATAATAGCACTTCTCTGTGTAACAGCAAGTCCTAGGACATCACGACCAGTAGCGGCTCCTTCACTCATAAAGTGACGCCAGTATGGGTCATAATATGAATAGGGGGTATTACCTTCTGCTTTAATCTCTGGGTCGTTCTTAATAAACTGCTCTCTTAGAGAGCCCGGTTCTAATAAATCTTTCTCATTCTTATTGTGGGTTTCAAGATGTACTTTGTTACCTATCGCATCACGACCTATTGCGGTGAATTCTTCTCTCTGTGAGCCATACATATCCTTATACTCTTTCTTTAGTCCACCTTCACCACCAAAGAATATAAAAGCTTTGTCTCCATCAAGGTCTGCACCACCTAAGGCTCTCATAGCTCTAGAGTGGAGTAAGACACCATATCCTTTTACACCAGTAAAACCTTTAAACTTTAATATATTTGTACCACTCATACTATCCATAGGCACACGCATAACGGCTGAGTTAAATATCTCTTCTACGTAGTCTTTATTCTTCTCATACTTGCCACCCTTTAAGTCTTCCCAGATATGCCCAAGTCTCTCTCTACCTTTAATTAATACAGGGTCTCTTATTATCTTCTGCTTCATACCATTGTCTAAGAAAAATATATCATCCCTGACCTCTAGCTCACCCATTGGATACTTATACTGACCGTGCTCGTCCTTAACTAACCAAGCTGGGTCCATAGGTCTCATTCTAGAAACAGCACTATTATCAATCTTAGGTCTTGTAAGTCTATTAACAATGAAGTTCCTAATAGCTACCATTCGGTAATCTCTAGAGAACTTATGTAAGTAAGCTCCAATATTCCCTTCTGGATATAACTGAAGAAGTCTATCTAATGCTGTTGAGAACTCTTGATTAACCTTACTTTCTTTAGCGTACTGGTCCTTGCTAATCTCACCTTCTTCTGCTAGACCAGCTAACATATCGTCATTGTGTCGTAACAACTTTTTATATAGTTTAGTTGCTAAGTTTACCCCATTTGGGTCTCTAAGAAGAGACATCAATTTAGGAATTGGAATCTCATCTAATTTCTCAGATAATGCCTCTGCCGTCTCGTTCTTAGGTGACTTCTCCCACTTCCTAATTAATTCATTAGCTTCAGGTGTTCCCAACATTGCAGACCGAGATAAATCTGCATACATAGCTTTAATAACATCAGAGGAACCATCAACAGAACCAAAGGCACTTAATGTACTATACATCTGCTTCGGTAAATTCTGGGGCTTGATATACTTTTCACTAGTCTTTTCAGACATAATAGTTCTAAAAGCATATATAGGCACCTTATAATCTTTCAGAGGCATATCCCAAGTATCTGTACTTTCGTCATATTTTAAAGACTCTGGGACTCTTTCTCCTAGTTGTTTTATACCACTCTCAGGTGCTAAAATATGTACATTTTCTTCGTGCATCCACTTTTCAAGCTCTGGACTTGCCGTATGAATCATATACTTACCCAATAGAGCCCCATCCTTGGGGTCAGGAGACACGATAAAAGATTTATTGACACCACCTGAGGTAGGTAGTCCTTTATCACTATTTAGGCTATCTACGACATCACTTCTACCGATTAAACCACCATCGGTACTTTCTGCTTGTTCAGAGTTAAGTAGCCTTCCAACTTCAACACGCCCATCTGCGTCTTGCGGAGTCTTTGCTTCTGAAAATATCCGAACATTGAACGCCCTACCGTCAGTGTCTAGAACTCTTTCAGAAATATACTCTGGAGTTGCACTTAACCCTGTGTTAAACCAAATCTGGGCTCTCTTATTATATCCCTTAGCATTATTTATATATCCACTACCAATAACCTTCTGGAAACCTTCACTTAGAGAAGTAGAGCTATATAAATCCTGTGCGTTATTAGGCTTTATTTCAAATCCATTAAAGGTAATATCATACAGGTAATTTGAAAGCATACTTTTATCATAGATACGTTCTCCGTCTTTAGCACCTAGAGCTAGAGACTTTAAGAATCTTTGTTTCCCGCTTTTATAATACTTATCCCACTGTTCACCAGTCATATAGTTAGGGTGGTCTTTAGGAAGTTTACCATAAGCTTCCTTAATAAGTTTTTTAGTATTCTTAAAGAAAGGGTCATTGTTCTTAAGCTTAGGATGGTACTTAACAAAATACATCCTTTTTGCATCGCCTTTACCACCTAGGTAATAATAACCGTGACTATTTAACTCTTGAATACTTTGCCCAATAGACTTATCTATTATGCCTTTAGCTTTCTTCTCTAAATACTGGCGTAATTCATAGTTAGTAAAGTCAGAATTCTCTTCTTTATTTCGTTCAGCTTGGAACATATCCCTAGCTAAGTCTTTAGGGGCTTTAAAAAGCTCATACTCCCTGCCCTTAAATATCATATGGTCAAGGTAGGTATAGAAAGGTTCGTCTAGTTTATTACCAGTCTCTGCTCTTTCTCTCTTAAAAAGCCCTTCAATAAGTGGTGGTTCAAAGTGTAAATCCTTTCTATTGCCGAGTGCGTTAGTTGGACCATCCATAAACTTGATAACACCATCTTCCATAGTAAGTAGTTGCACAGGCTTCTTACGACGATTCTGTTCATAAAAAGCTCTCCACCAACCGGACTGCTCTTCGTTTAAAGTTGTTCCGTGAGTCTCTGCAAAATACTCTTCCATCTCTTTATTTGCATTCTTCTTAGGTCTTGAGTATCCGTCTTTAGCTGTGTAATGCAATCCTTTCCATACTTGATTTACATCAGCCGCTATCTTCATCATTGCAATTTCAGGATGGTCTTCTTTTTCCCAATTACCTTTTAAATGCGTCTGTACAAAACTAACCAAGGGTTGTCCAGATTTAGCTAAGTCTTCTATCTTGGCGATGTGAGAATCTAGTTCGCCCATATCCTCATAAGCCCCTTTCTCCACAAGGTCATCTCTGTATTTCTGAATAGTGTCTCTAGTTATGGCATCATATTTCTCACCAGTAACTGGGTCTACCTTAATGCCTTCAAGGTCAACATCATTATTCTCTGCGAGTTTTTCAATATCTTCAATATCTAAGCGACCACCAGACAATAAATCATATGTCATATTCCGACTTTCTTCGGGACCAAAGAACTCCATATGGTCTCTGTCGACAATCTCTTTCATAAATTCAGTCAACCCTTCATACTCAGGGTGCTCTTTAGGTATAGGACCCGTCTTGTCCTTCATCGACTTAATAAGGAATTCTCTACTTTTTCTAGTTTGGAATGGCTGTTCTTTTAACCCGAAATATCCACCCATTATATAGTTATATACCTGCTCTTCTGTAGTAGCCCCCTGTAATGTAGACGGCAATCCTTGGAACACTGAGCCAGCCATAGTCCTTATACCTAAGTCTGCCTTTTGTCCCGGTGATAATGTCTTTAATACAGGCATCCCAGTTGCCATATCTATCTGACTACCAGCTTTCAATTTGTTCCCAAATCCGGGAAGATTTCCTATCCCTCTAAAGGCGGCTCCAAATCCAGCACCATACATAGAGCTTTTTATAATCTCATCTACACCGTGAGTCCAACTACTTACGCCACTAGCAACACCTAAATGGAATGCTCCAGATGCCATATCACTTAATAGATTACCTTTTGACGCCTTTAAAGCCCAAGGTCCCATCTCTTTAAGCATAGGATTGACTTTCTTTACTACTCTCCTCTGTACAGCACCAGCTACAGCCATAGGTACGCTTCTACCCTGTAGAGCTTTAAGTGCAGGCATCCATCTTCTACCCGGTAGATAGCCTATAAAACCAGCAAGGTGTCCTAGGTTTCTAGCAATTCCTTCACCTGTTGTTTTTGGTTCAGAACCGAATCCTAGTTTTTCTGGGGGGAGTGTTGTAAAGCCTTCAGACCAACCCTGTGCGGCTTGTTTAATAAAGCGGAATATTGCGGCATCCTGATGCTCTTCACTACGAGCAAAGGGTATCCTAAAATGAGATGCGTTAGTTTCTAAGTCATCAACAGAATCCTCATCGAACAACTCTGGATTCGTACGATATTTGAAAACAGCATCCCTTATAGACTTCTGGTCTCCTTTGGGTTCCCATCCTTCAGGTGGGATTAATGCCATCTAAAGTTCTCCTGCGTCTTCTGCCTGTTGTAATATTTGATATATACTGTGTATATCGGTAGCCATAAAACCAGCAAACAAAGCCATCCCTAAACCGCCACTCATCATTCCAGAAGCACCGCCTAAAAGACCCTTAGCCGCCATTCTTGCCGCTAGTGCTGGTCCACCTTTTGATACAATTTTCTTCATTATCCAAGCTGAACCGTGCTTATTATATGCTCTTTTAAGCATATCAGTAGCACCATAAGCGGCTATACCTGAAGCACTTCCACCGACTACACCTGCTACTTCTCCTGCTGTATCTCCACCGAGGGCTGAGCCAACACCTTGGAAAGCAAACGCTCCTGCTGATGTTGCCGCCATTGGAATAACTGCAAATTTTAAGCTACCTCTCGCTATCCTATTCAAGAGACCCTTACTCTGTTTACCAGCTTTTAGTAATTGTTTTTTAAGTGCGGCATCTGTTATCTCATCTCCAGATTCTGCTACTTTCTTTAGGGCATCTCTCATAGCTTTTGCTTCACCAGCATCTATATTCCCTGAAGAAAGCTTTGAAGCAATTTCTTTCTCTGCCGCAGATATCTGAGACTTAGGTAATACCTTAGAGGCTCCACCTAAATTTAAGGTAGCCGCAGATTCATTAGCTACTGGAGTTCCACCGGGCTGACCTCCACCACTTTGACTTCCTCCACCACCTTTGGGGTCTTTAGGTGGTTTAGTTTCTGTCTTCTTAGCCTCAGCTTTCTTCTTTTCAATTTTCTTACCTGCCGTTGTCTTAGTCGGGTCAATCTTCGCTGGCACATTCTTTGGTAAACCATTAGCTACCTTCCAGTCTTTAAAGTCCTTAGCCCATTTTCCTACATCATCATATTGTTTAGGGTCAGGAGCCTTTGCCTTAAACCACTTACTCTTCCCGTGCTTAGAAAAGTCAGAGATTTTCATTTCATCTTTGTACGCATCAATCTGACCTTGGGCTGTCTTTATCTCGGACTTACCCATTGCTTTGGCTTTTATTTCGGCAGAAGTGCCACCTTTACCAGCACCACCTTTACCTTTACTCCCCTCTTTAACAACATCATCTACGCTACCCTTAAATACCTTACTCCATAATTTCATACCACCCTTACCTATTATAAATGCTTCTGCGGCAAGTGCAGGAATCTGAGCCCAATGTTGCTTGTAATTCCAGTCCTCATCATCGGAGAATTCAGATAAGTCCTGATTTCTGGCGGCTCTATAGCCATCTCTCCAGTGTTCTGGAATAAAAGTCTCTGCTTTCATCCATCCCGTAACATCTTCACGTTCTATATCAAAGTTCTCAACTAACATATCAGCTATGTCATTCTCTAGATGAAAACCGAAGATACCTTCTACTTCATCTGAACCTTGAGCACCACCGCCACCTTTAGTATAGATAGTCATAAGCTGAGTATAAACATCAGGACTTACATTTTCCATCACAGTTGTCTTCTGCTTATCAGTGAGTTTATCAAAATCTCCTGCAAAATTTCTAGCAAATTCTTTATCAGTCCTATAGCCGGCTCTACCTCTAAGCATATTCTTAGCCATAGAGTCCATCTCATTCTGCTTTGCCATCTCATATGCCTTACTAAACCCTGCGTAGTTACCACCTACTTGCGATTTCCACTTAGATAACATATCTGCACGTTTATTGGGGTCTGTAAATGCCCAAGTATCTGGATTAGTAACATCTGCCCGATTATTAAAGAAGTCTTTCCCGTTATGGGCAAGGAACTCGTCTGTTCTTTGCATAACTTGATATTGTTCTTCTTTATGTCTTGCCCCTTGAATCTGATAAGCGGCTAGAGCCTGTGCCATTACAGCCTGACTGTTCTTCCGTATCTTGTCGGACATAGATTCTTGGTCACGACCCTTCATTGGGTCATAGGCTGGACCAGTTAGATTGAGCCTAGCTATCTCAGGCATACTTCCTCCGTGCTACATTATATAATCTTCTTGAATTATTAAGTGATACATTACCACCCTCTTGAAATCCGACAGAACCACCTCTCTGACCAAACAATAAAGAGCCAGCCGCACTTTTCAGCCTACTCCTTACGCTTTCACCTTTTTTCTCTTCAGGTGTCTGCATATTGTCTATAGCCGCTTGCCTTGCCGCCGCCGCTATCTCATTGTCTTTTTTAGCTTTTTCTATCTTTTGTTTAGCTTCATAATTTACTTCAGCGGCAGTCAAATCACCTTGACTTTTGCGATACTCTCCTTCTGATGCAGTTTCACGACCTTGTAAATTCCATTGTAGACCATCATCAATAACAGCATTCATTTCTGAAAGTTGCTCTGGAGAAACCCCAGTTGGATTGTTATCTACATTATAGATACCTTTTATGTCAACAGATGAGTGAACTAGGGCTCTAAGATTCTGAGCTCGTTCTTTCATCTCTTCAGTGGTTATTTGTCTTTCACCCTGTGTTGGTTGTGGTCCAGATTTGTAATATCCTGTAAGATGACCTGTTGAAGTTCTGAAAGCCCTATTCCCTTTCCTACTCTCATCGGTACGGTCTTTCATATTAGTACCACCTGTAGTAAGAACACTATCTACATAGGATTGGAAATTCCCAGTAAGGTCATTTTTATCATATTGGAATTGTTCCTTTTGAGCATCGTCATATTCACCATCAACCCATTTCTGCTCAACACCGTTATTAGACATCATTCCTGCAATCATCTGATTAGCTATTTTACGAGGCTGGTCATTCTCCCATCCCGGTAAGCCTAGATTTGATGTCCACTGAGCTTTCTTCATCATATCTTTTTCTGTCTGCATCTGCTCTTCGAAGGCTTGTTCTCCTCGTAACTCTTCACCTTGAGCACTAACTTCCTTAGCTCTACTTATTAAATCGTTATATTCTTTACCGTGCTTGGCTGTAGCTTTGACCTTATCTGCCGTTTTCTGCTCAGCTCTATCCATAGCCTCATTCTGTTTAAAGGATGAAGACTCAAAACCAAACCCATATCTCTTCTTCATAGTCTCATATGCAACTGGATGAGACATTTTTAAATCATCGAGAGTACTAGTCTCTAATAATGTGCTTAATTGTTTAGCCTCACTACCTCTTGGTGATTCAGCCATTTGACGTAGACTCATCATTCCCTGCGGATTAGGTCTCCTTTTAGCATCGTGTACCATCCTAATGCGTTCTGCGTGTCGTACAGCAGTCGCCTTATCTATTTCTGCTTTTCTTGTCGCACCTCTTTTGGCTCTATACTTTTTCTCTGCTCTCCAGCTACTATTTGAACTAGCAACAGGTGTAACTCCCATTTCTAAGCTCTGAGCTGTAGGTAGAGTTGATAGCCATTCTGGTACCACAG